ATACGAACTTTCTCCTGTGAATCCAATTCCTCTTTTAATCCCACCAACGATTTATTTGTTGGTTCAATATTTTGAATAGTAGTTTAAGGGAACGATCTTGGTTTTCAAGTGCCACTTCCATTGCTATCTCTTGTTTGTCTTTTTGCTCTATTGGTCTGTTAAAACGGTTTATCTCTCCTGTCATAACCCGCTTATGTTGTCTAGGATATTTGGCTAGATATTCATCGTAGTTTTCCCATATCAAAGTATCCTCCATTGAAAACCATTGTTGTGTCTCGTCTGTTGGAACAAATTCATATTCTTTTTTAAAGTAATCCATATACTCAGAATGGTATAGATCTTCCTGTTGTATTCTACATAGGCGAGCACACAATAACATCAATTCAGCATCTCGGTTTGCACTAACATGTATGCCTTTTTCCAAAATATATTTGGCTTGTTTTTCTAGTTTAACTCGTAGCACCTCGTAGATGTAGTGATGGTCATAGTCTCTATCTTTCCATATGGTTGGTAGCCAATGGATTATGTTTTTGATACCTCTGTAGATATCTTTGTGGTAATATTTACCTTCAAATTTCCACCATCGTTGAATTCGCCCTATGAACATCTCTTAACTCATCTATTGCAGTTTGTGTCCCAACTCTTAATCCTGCTGAGTAGTTTGAATCTCTTATTGATTTTATATAATCATCAACTACATTTGGCTTTGGCTTTCTATACTTTCCAAACATCTTATTCTGATTTAAAGGTTTCGTTGTAGTATTGTTCTGCATTTCCAACTGGATTTGATATTTTTTCAATTCTATCTCTTGTTCCTTTATCATATCCATCATCCCAAGCGTTATGCACTTCGTCTTTCTCCATTTCTAGGGCTTTCTCAAATAGTTCTTTATGAGTTATATCAATGTTTTTTAACTCTTGCATCAACCACTCTAGTGCTGTCTGTTTCATATTTGCTCTTTTAATTTGTGGTATAACCACGTTTTCAAATATCTCTTTTAATTTAGGTTTGAATTCTTCTGGGTCTAGAAAAGGCATGTTATTTTTTCTTTTTACTACAGTTTCCTCTTGCAAAATCATCTATTGATTTAACTCCACACTCACATTTTTGAGCATCAACATCAAACATACAACCTTTAATACCTGCTTTCTTGTTCTCTACCCAAACAGCTCGCTCTGCCTCTATTGGTGATACGTTTCCTTCAGGATAAACGGTGTGAGATATTCTGATGCGTCGTTTTATCTCTACTGGTTTTTTACATAACATTCCTATATGTCTGAGCCAAAGTAGGAATTTTGTTTTGATGTTTCGTTTTCTCATGTTAGTCGTTAAATGTTAAACCTTGTTCATTCATATTTCCACGTAAAAACTCTCTAACTTTCTCTAGAGCTTCATATACTTCTCCTGTTACCTTGTCGTTGTATTTTAGCTCTGAGCGGAGATGTTGATCCACATCCCATGCTAACATTTGCCATTTCCAACCGTTGAGAGCAGACTCCATGTCTATTCTATCTTCGTTTGGGTCAAATTCTAAAATTACTTTTGCCATTACTTTATCATTTTAATATTTCCTGTTGGTATTTGTATTTTCTTTCCCTCGCATGTAACAACGTATGTCATCCCATTCCGGTAAGATGTTGTCTCGTGAGCTTGAATGGATGTTTCATCGTGTAAAATCACTATTTTATCGCATTCTTTTTTACGTTTAATGGAATATATTCCTATCATTGTAAACACTCCCACTACAAGTGAAAATGCCATAATTGAAATTGCATCTTTCATAACTTTTATTTTAATTTAATATACGAAAACTATTTTATTTCTCCAATTCCTCCCAATCAGAGTATTTACCATTTACTTTTACTCTATATTTGTATTTACTTAATCTAGAGCACATAGCTAAAAATTCCCCTTCAAACCAAATGTGGGTATATCTCTTTTCAAAATCAGAGAAACAATTTCTAACTTTCACTTTATCTCCTCGTTTCAAATCCATTCTATCTCGTTTGTAATGTTATCCCACTCAAAATTAAATGGTGAATGTGCATATGAATATCTTTCATCCAACACAGATGCGTTTATAAAATGTGTGTGACCATCAAAATAGTGTCCCCAACTTCCATGAATATGTCCAAACACATGTATTTTTGGTTTGATTTGATCCACTCGATATCGAAGCATTTCACAACCAACTCGAATTGTGCTTCCACCTGGTATATCTAGGTGTCCGTAAGGTGGTCCGTGTGTAATTAGTATGTCTGTATTTTCGGGTATAGCATCCCATTTTGTTTTCATTTCTTCTCCGTTTCGAGGTAAATTGAAAGCCCAATTGAAGAATTCGGGTTGCCAAGGCGAGCCATAGATGCGAATATTTTCTTCTGGTATGTCTCCGTTTGGGCCATCATAGTATAGGGCTAGTTCCTCGTCTTGTAGATACTCTATTGTTTTATATCCTGTTAGTATACCTTTTGCCTCTTCTGGTTTGTCTTGCATCCAACGGTCGTGGTTTCCAGCGATAAATATTTTAGTGTTGTAGTTGTCTATTTCATCAAACCATTTGAAAAACATCATTGCCTCCATTGGATTATATCCACTGTTCATAAAATCACCTGCGTGGATAAGAATATCTCCACCGGGTAGATCCAACGGTTGATTACTTTTACGTAACGATTTTGACGTTGTAAGTTGATTGTGTTTAGTGTGTGTGTCTGAAATTAATGTGATTTTTGTTTTCATAACCTAAATATATGAAATTTTATTTAAATATCCTCTTCCTCCTCTAAGCCATCCATTAAAGTTACATCCCAAATGGATATATCATCATCATCTTCATCCCAATACCCATTTACATAAATTCTATATAACTCGAGTGTTGTATAGTATGTTCCTGTACCATCAGGTACAACCCAACATGCAGATCTTTCTTCATCATACCCAGGTATAACATTTTTTTTCAAAATCCAATCTCCAAATTGTATAGCGGATTCTTGTCTAGCTCTAAACGTGTCTACTGTTTTGAATGCTTGTTTTGCTTCTGCTCTACGTTTGAGTTCATTCCATTCTTGCTCTGATAAAGCATCTATGAGTATGTCTAGAGTTTGTTTATCCATTTTACCTACATTTGTATGAAGTTAATCTCATTTTCTTTTTGTGGTGTTGATGCAAATATATAGTTTATACTCTGAATTTTTTGTTTTGAATGCAATACAACGGAAATCCCCCTCTGTAATATCACTTTCAATTTCCGTAATTGGGGTTGTTAGCCAAGTGTATTGGTAACCGTATTGTGGGTCAATTATAACACTATAGCCAATTTGGGGTTCTTCGTGTAGTTCTTTTGCTCGGCTGCCTAGCTCTTCTGCTCCCCACTCTACAAATTTGAATTGTATTCCAAAGTGTTTTTCACCATTGCTTTTAATTAGTGTGATAGGCATATTTGTTGTATTACAAATATCGCAAATGTTTACAGATGTACGTAAACCTTTCTCGTGGTGTTTAGTGATACTATCACAATATCTACAATATATTTTCATTTTAAATAAATAATAACATTAATAACATAACTGTTGCCCAACCATCAAATCCGGTAAGAGCGAATATAACCATTCCAATAAACGAAAGCAATTGAAATATAAATTTTTGATTTCCTTTTTCCATACTTTGAATATACGAAAGAAATCTTTGAAAGCCAAATTTACTTGTAGACTTTTTTCATGGTACCATCGCTATACACTTCAATGTATATTCCGGTTGCTGTAAATTGGGATGGATCTACTTCTTGTCCTCTCAAGTTGATATATTTTACAATGGTTTTTTCTGAGTCTAGATTTGTATTGTTAATAGAGATAGGTCCAAATGTTTCATACACACCATTCAAGTCATATTGCTGTAGTCTGTAGTAGTTGATGATTGGCTCAACTTTGTAATCTGTTACGTTATAGTCAATTTGGTTTGTTGAGTTACCTGCTGCATTTAATGTTGTGATAGTTGTCCAAGTTTCTCCATCTCTACTTTTCTGTAAATTAAAGTGGCTTGTGTTTTGCTCTGTTGCAGTTACCCAAAATAAATGGTTGTTGTTTCCTTTATTTACTCCATCAAATGTAGATAGTTCAACTGGAAGGCCAAATGTGATGTTTATTCTATATTCCTCTATTTCACCCCAATCATACCCTAGTGAATAATAGGCATCGTTTGATGGTGTTTCTGCCCATGAAGATAATATTCTTAAAGTAACAGTTCCTATATTTGTTGTTGATGGTACTGTAAAAGATTGTGAACGAGTTGCCCCGGGTGATTGCTGCATTATGGTTTCAGTTGTTTCGAATAAACCATCATTGTCAAAATCAATCCATGCAACATACCCAGAATAATTTAAATATGTCATGGGGCTAGATGCGGAAATTGTATATGTTGTTCCTCTATTTAATGTGGTTAAAATTGAGGTGAAATTTTGGTATGAATCGTATCCTTGTGGAGCGTCATATGTTGAATTGTTATTTATTGTGTTTAAAGTTACATTTGAGATATAATCTCCACTACTTGTTCCATAAATATATTCTGGTGCTAGATTTAATGTCACACTTACTGGGGTGTTGAAACTTGCAGGGCAAGTACCGTTAACTGAACGAGTTCTAACCCAAATTGTAGATAATTGAACGTTCAAAAATAGGGAGAAGGGATTGGCTGGGTTGTTTTGGAATCCATCCACCGTTGTAAAATTATCGGATGACCATTCAATTCTGTTGATGGTTCCTTCATTTCCTGTTGTGGTAAATACAATACCATCATTCACTGTTGTTGTGGTTACGTTTGCTGATATTGTGCCTGGGTTTGTTGGGGTTGAACAAGGTGTTGTAGCACAAATAGAGAAGGTACCTTGACCAGTCCCATTACCATAACTATGTACCCTAACATAATATGTTACTCCATTAGAGTGAGGTTAACCCAGCGCAAGTCCCACTATAAACTTGTAAAACAGCATCTGATAAAGTACCAGGTGTAACTGTAAGGGTTTGGCTTGTACCATTTGCCACAAAACTATACCATACATCATCATCCGCAGTTCCAACACATGCTGCTACAGATTGATTTGCTCCTACCGTTGTACCATTTGTTGAAGAACTACAGCTACTTCCTGAGTTTATTGTCAATGCAGGGGCACTTGAGCAGTTATTGTTTGATGGAGGGGTAACACATGTTCTAGATATAGTAAATGTACCTGTAGTTGTTGAATTGTAATGGCCTATATAAACAAAATAAACAGTTCCACTTGTGGCTGTAAATGTTGCAACTTCGTTTGAGCTTGTTATATTATCTACATTTGCAACTGTTGTATATGTTCCCCCACAAGCACCTGTATTACTTGTTAAAACTAATAATCTAGTATCAAATCCTTGCACTACAGTAAGTGTTGTTGTACTACCATCTCCTGTAAATTTATACCACACACCCATTGTCCCTGTGGTGGATGAATTTGGTGCTGTTTCTGATACAGCATTTACTGTTGTTCCCGCTAAAGCAGATGTAGCACAAGGTAAACTTGTAGCACCGGAGCATTCATCGTTTGAGGGTGGTGAAGCTATTGTATATGTAACTGTAATGTTATCTATTAGAGCAGGTGGGTTCACACCACTACTACCATCATTTCTCCAACTAAAAATAATTCTTCTGGTTGTCCCAGCAATTGTGTTTGGTAAGGTATAAGTAGTTGTAGCACAAGTGGTTTGGCCTTGAATTGTCCCTAAAAGTACTCTATTTGTTCCACTAGCTGTTACTGCAGTACCTGCTGTTGGGGTTACAGTGTTAACACATGACCATACTCTTAAATCATCAAAACTAGACTCCCCAGCAACTTTTCTATTAAAATTTAATGTAATGTTAGTTACAGAGGCAGGCACAACAATACTAAAATAAGCATGAACTATTGATACTGCTGTGTTTGTATATGAGTAGGCACTTGAATTGTTTGAAATATAAAGTGCTCCTGTTCCATCACATTGGTTAGCTGTTCCACGGAACCATTTGTTTGTTTGAGTTCCATTCACTAAAGTAAGTGAATTTCCAGTTTCAAATGTTTCTGAAAATAGGGTGGTTTGTGTGAAAGACACAAATGAGATCAACATGAACCATATTAATAGTAGTCTTTTCATGGTGTGTAAGTTTACTTATAAATATTCTAAATTATATTTTAGTATACAAAAAACAACTTGGAAAGACAAAGAAAACCTCACTATCTGTGAGGTTCTTTTTGTGGAGGATAACGGAGTCGAACCGTTGACCCCTTGCGTGCAAGGCAAGTGCTCTAGCCAGCTGAGCTAATCCCCCTTTTATGGTCTTGCAGAGGATGAGAGATTCGAACTCCCGGTACCTTTCGGTACAACAGTTTTCAAGACTGCCGCAATCGACCACTCTGCCAATCCTCTAAAATCAAACTTTGTTTATAGCGTAAACAGCAGCTTGTAGATGTGTGATAGCATCACTGAGATTTTTAGTTGGTGTTTCTTCATACTTCTGAGTGAGTTTCACTAGAGTAGTCTCTAGTGTTTTGATTTCAGATTGTATTTTTAACTTTTTCATCTCGTTTATACATATTAAAAAAATGTAAGAGTTCTTAACGGGTTAATATTATCCTTTAAGTACTTGTTTTGACGCTAATTTATCTAATCTAGAGTCAACGTAGCGTCTAGTTTCCTCTATTTGGTTCATTATGGTTTTTTCTACCATTGTGACATCTCGTCCACATTTTTCGAACTCCCTCCAAATATTTTGGTGCATTTCATCAATATGACGATGTATATCTTCTACATCACGCATGTAGTTGTTTTTAAATGTATGTAAATCTGAGTTTAACTTACTGATCTTAACCATACCCACAACAATAACAGATATAATAATTACTGCTACAATCGTAAGCATACCTAAAACGAATGATGTTATTTCCATGTTTTCTAGTTTTTAAAATGTCAAAGAACTCTTACATTATTTTATTTATGTATTCGGTACGGGGTTCGAACCCGTGCCTCCGCCGTGAAAGGGCGGCGTGTTAACCACTTCACTAACCGAACATAACCCCTAGCAGTTTCTATTGATCAAGTAGACCATCTAGGGGTTGGTATTGGTTATATGAGTGTCTATAGAGGCAACGCGTTTGCACCTATAAAGCACCTCAACTTCCCAACACTCAAAAAGACCATCTGAGTGGGCAGATCTAACGGTATGCCCGATGGTACTTGACCTGTAGATTCTATCTACAGGGGGGTTCAAACTCTAGAACCGGAGAACTAGAGGGTTCCAACATTTTCATGTTGGTGAGGCAAAAGACCTACCCTGGTACGCTCGATCGCGGTCACCACAGTCCAGAAGCGTGGTAGGTACTGTTTTGGTATACGTATTGTACTCGGAGATGGTTTAGTATTCTTCTTTTTTCTTTGTTTTAGCTTTTGGATATCCTTTTTGTTTAGATGCCCACGAAACCCAACTTTGGAGTGTTTCGATTCTTGCTTTAGCTGATGTTTTACTCATTTGTTTCTGTTTTAATATACTTTAATATAAGAAAAATTTATTGTTTATCCAACTATTTTTTAAAAACTTGAATGGTATGTTCTTTTTCTATCAAGTCTGTAAATTGCCCCTCATATCGTGTTGCTCGAACAATATGGTTGTCTATCCAATGGTAGTTTCCACCACGTGGTTTACCCATCAATAAACCATGGTATTTGAAGCCATGTTTGGCTAACCACTGTTCTGTTACCGCTCTATGTTCCTCTACTCGAGAGGTAAAGAAGGTGATGATATGTCCTTCATCAAACCACTTGTTTAAAATTTCAAGTGCATCTGGGTATAGTTTAGCGTCTATCATGCGTTCAGGTTCCTCGTTTGGAATGTCATCGCATATGGTTCCATCTATGTCTATCAGATAATTTTTAACGTTGTTAGAGAGGATAGGGGATATTCGTTTACCGTCTTTTTCTAAATTGTGTAATTCCATATCTATAAATATGGGTTTTCAATTACCATTTACTCTTCTTCTGCTAATATAGTTACGGTGTATAATTGATATTCATCATCTCTATGTAAATAGACTGTGCAATAGTATCCGTTTCCAAGATATGCTCCCCAATACGGATCTCCCAATTCATCTAATCCAATTACATCATCCATTAAAATACCCATATCATCCAATACTCCCCTCAATACCTCACCTGCAATTTCAGCATCGTATGTAGTGTAGTACATTTGGTTTTCTCTACCTTTTTCTTGGATAGTGTACCACATTTCTGCGGGGATATTTTCTGTTTTCTTTTTTGTAACTATGCCTATTTGGGCATTTGTGGTAAGGCTACTTGCTAGTAGCGCTATTGTCAAAACTATTTTCTTCATCTTCTATTTTTTTTAGAACTATATCTTGTATTGCTTGCAGATCAGCTTCTGTTGCATTAGCTGCGTTGTAGCATTCAAATTTTGTGTTGTCTAGGTCAGTATCACTGGTTATCAAAACATGATAGTCTGTTAATGTTGCTCGCAGATCATCTAGTGCTTGCATATACGTTTTGGGTTCGCTTTGAAAGTATCTGCGAGGTAATCTTACTACAAAAATTGGTTTTGCTGTCATTGTTTTCTCCTTTCTAAAACTTTTTGATATTCTTCATCACATAATGTTGTAATCCAACCAATATCGTTTCTTACTTTACCGGGTTTGCCTGTTCGCTCACATATTGTATAGCTATCATTTTCTGCTTTTGAGATACGATCATATATCTCATCTGAGCCAGAGGTAATATAGAAACGTAATCCACCAAATTTTTCTTTAACTTGGCATGTTTTCCTGTCCCATCCTAGCTCTATTAGATCCTCTATTAGCTCTTTGATCAGCGGAAACCAACCGTTACTACATTCAAATATCCAACAATCTTTGATTGGTTCTCTATCTGTGAAGTATCCATTTTCTAATCCACCAATGGATTCCAAAAATGCGTTCATTTCTTCATCTGTCATAACTTTCTATTATAGTGTCTTTATATGTTAGTGTGATTAGTTTGGTTGGTATTTTGAAAGGAGTGTTGTCCACATTTGTTGGCACCATCATATCAGCAAGTGGGCCATACTTTTCTTTCCATATAGGTAACGCTAATTGATGTCTCTCTTCCAAACTCAACTCTCGTTCTTCAATCTTTAGTCCCCATGTTTCAGAGAACTCAGAATCTATTTTACAATTATTGATGAATTCTTCTTTTTTTAATGTCCATAAATCGCATCTACCTACAGTGTCATCATTTTGTTTAACATAATTTTCATACACCTCATTAATAATCTGATTGTATCTTTCTTTATTCATAATTAATCTAGTCTAGTTAATTTATCGTGTATCTTAGAAATCATCTCAATTTTCTTACCCTGAATGAATTTAATATCACCCGTCTCATCATTTCTTACAAAAATACCAGCCTCAAGTCCTCGTTTCTTAAAACGTTCCTCTGAGTGAAGAAAATAAGTTTCTGTATTCAAAAAAGCGTCAATAATGACTTGACCGACTGATTCCAATTCAATTTCCCCCAAAAAAGGGTCTTTGTGTTTTATTTTTTCGTTATTCATAATCTTTCTGTAAGGTCTTTTTTGTTTACTAACCAAGTATTAGGTTCTATTTCCCCATCAGTTGTTACAACTAAGTATCCATTACCTTTATCCTCAATACATCTCACAATCTTTCCATTTGGATGTAAATCAGTCCTATGACTTTCCGATAATCTCGTATAGTATTTTTTACCTATATCACTCATAACTTTCTATTGTTTCGTTGTTATATGTTAGTGTGATTAGTTTGGTTGATATGTTTTGTTCATCTAAAGATTCTTTTACCCTATCAGTACCTAAACTTTGCCAATTTACAAACTGAGTATGTTTATCATCCTCAATCAAATTGTATCTTTCTTCCAAACTCAACTCTCGTTCTTCAATCTTCAGTCCCCACTTTTCAGAGAACTCAGTATCTTTTTTGATACAATGAATAAACATATCCTTAGGTAACGGTCTGATAATTCTCATAAGCCTCATCAATAATCTGATTGTATCTTTCTTTACTCATAACCTATATTTTTACAAAACGTGTGGTTGGAAAAATCCATTTATCTGTTCCTATAGTATCGTGCCACTCACTATACGGACGAGCATGAAATCCTCCAAATGAAAGTGAACGATAAATTACAAGTACTTCATTTGTGTCTGTATGATTACACATACAAACAATTTCGTATTGGCCACCTTTATAGTGTTTCCATTTTTCTCCGGGTTGGGGGTAGTGTATATTTACCATATTTTTTTCTTAAGTATGCTGCGTAACGATTTCGTTTGTTTGGGTTGGTAAACAACCATCCCCAATTCATTTCAAACCATTTTACTATCCTTTTCATAACACAATTCCATTTGCCATTTGATATGCTGATAGGTCTGCTGGGCTTTTAGTGGTTTGGGATATTTCTTCGTGTTTACCATAGTACCACTCACTGTTGTAGTTTTTGCAAACGGTAACGTGCTCATATTTTACAACATCATCTAACCCACCTTCATACCCTCTTATGTATACTTCTAGGTTTGGGTCTAGCTCGCTTAATTGCTCTATCAGTTCTGCTACTGTCATTTTATAACTCGTTTTTCTATTAAATTGATTAGTGCTTGTACTTCCTCAAATGAGGTAAAACGGATGTTTGGCCATGAATCAAAGAAATCCACATACCATTCCCCATCTTCTACTTCATCAGATGAACTTGAGATAAATCCAAACCCATCTGCTATCTGATATGAATAGTAGTGGTGGTCTCCTTCATAGTCACCATATTCTTCTCTTTCAAAACCAAGTAATTGTATTTGTTTTTCTGTCATAACTTTTATTTTCCGATAATATACAAAACCTTTTTTATAGAGCCTATTCCCCTAAGAATTTTTTAGCATTTTCTTTTCCAATGGTTTGGATTACTTGACGTAGGAATTCTTTTCTATCTGTGATTTTTCCATCCATGTATTGCTGAACTAGTGTTACAACTTCTTGTTCTTTGTCTCTGCCTAGCTTAACTTTATAGTCTATAACATCAACTAAACTCATATAGTAGTACCCTTCAACTTTATTACTGCTTCGCATGATTTCTGGTGTAGAACGCACTTTAGTATCTGCATATTCTCCCCCAGCTTTTGAAGGATCCCAATCAGTAAATACTTCAATAGAGCCGTCTGTGGTTGGTCTGTATATTCCTCCCTTTGCTAGTTCATCTTTCAAACCTGCTTTTATCCAAAGATTTTTGTCTGGGATTACTATATCTAGATCCCCTAATGTTCCTTTTAAGTTAAATACTTCTCTAAGTTCAGGGAACAAATATAGGCGAGCGGAACCAGCTAACAGTTTAGATAGACCGGCATCAAGTACTTCATCTAGTTGAAGTTCTCCCTCCAACTCTTTCCATATTTCTTTCAAGATAACCTCTTTTACGTAAATTTCTGTTAAGTTCATTTGTTTTGTTTTTCCCATTCAAAATCCTCAAATACATGATATTCTGCTAGCTTATCCACTGCTTTTTTTCCATATTGTCCTTCAATATCAAGGATCTCAAATGAAAAAAACATTGAATATGGGCTAGGCCCTTTGAAAAACATCCACTTGTAAGCAGACCATTCTGCTGTTAAATGATAGTTTTCTTTTATGTATTCTAGAACTATTGAAATATTAGTATCACCATGTTCATTTATATAGTTCCTATCATAAATATTACAAAGTTTGCTTACTAATTTAAGAAATTTGTAAACTTGAAATATTCTTGTAGCTATTGTTACTACTACTAAAATTGATAATATTATTAATGTTGTCATAACTTTTATTTTCTTTTAATATACGAAATTAACTTTCGGAAACCACTTCCTCTGCCTCTTGGATAGTTTCACAAAACAGATAGTGTGTTTGGTCTCTCAAAACATGATCTGCTCCAATCCAATCACGATACATTTTAATATATTCTATGTCTGGGGCTTGATCTAGTTTGGGGGTGAAATGTCCTTCCCATACTCGTTTTAAGATAAGATAAGCATTTCCCCCATGCATGTACAACTGTTTCATGTTAGAATCTAGCTAGAGGGTCGGTTTGTTGGATACCTCCATCACGCTCACCTCGAGAGGTTAAAATTTGATCCGGTGGGACAACTCTAATTACTACTCCATTTGCTCTAAATGTTCCACCTTGTTTAAGGAGTTTTTTAAACATTGTTTCGTGTTTGGGTTCCCAAGATTTACTTGCCTCAAGTACAACTTGTTTTTCCACTATTGTACCATCAAATAGTATAATGGTTCCTTTTCTGATTGATTGTGGTGCTAGTGCCATAGTTAAAATATATCATTTAAATGTTCAGGGCAGTCATCTACTATATTTCGTTTCCACCAAAGTTTAATCTTTTCTAGTAATTTTTTCATATATATACATTATTAGTGCTCCAATTATTGCAATTATGGAAAAACTCCATCCTATAGTGTTTAACATTTCAAACATAGTGTATCTCTAGTTTATGGCTAGTTCCATATTGTATGCTTCTAACTTGATTTGTATTGTATAGTGGTTTGGCTTCATCCCAATTGTCGCTAAAAACTGGGTAGCCACCTTTCAAACCAGAAAATACTTGAGCGTATTCGTTTAGTACGATAAATTCTGGTTCTTTAGGGTCGCGTAATTTTTTGTTTAAGATAGCCTTCATTTAGTCCTCGTCTGTGTACCATGTATCTACAATCTCTACAAACTTTGTATCATCTTCTTCATCTCTATATTCAGGGAGCAAACCAGCATTTTCAATTAGATTCCAAACACGATCTTTCCATTTGTCAATGTGTAGCCCTTCAACCTCTACTACTCCAGCCATTGTACACTCACCTAACAGGTTGATCAAATCCATTGATAGAGCATCAAACGCTTCAATGTCAAAACCATCTTTTTTACGGTTTTTGTACATTTGCTTAATTGTTTCAAAACGGTTTGAAATCGGAAATTTTGTTTTACTTTTCATAACTTTTATTTTTTTAAATTTATACTATAATATACGAATTCTTTTACCAAATTCAAATTCCTCTTTTAAATAGGCTTATAGTTGTAGATAGAAATTACTTTTCTATTAAAATTGTCTGGGTGGAGTTTCAAAAGTGTGTTTAATGATTCATCTTTGTTATCCTCTGTAACGTCAACTATGGTAGTATCTTGGGCAATCTCACCATACTCATCTTTTACTTTATAGAAAACTTCATATTGTCCAATAGCAAGGCCACCATCGCTTCTGAAATTGTCTTCTTTTACAACTCGGGTTAGTTGAGTGCGGTTTAACAATTTGATTTTACCTGTATCTGTTTTAACTTGTACTCCAACGTTTCCATTGTCATTTACTACTGTAAATCTTTGTCCTGCATGTAAAACTATTTCTCCGTTGTGGAATGTTTCCTCATTTAGCGCTTTTGATATTTCTTCTTTGATGAGTTTGCGTAATCCGTCTAATTTCATGTTTTTGTTTATAAATATTATTTACTTTCTACTTCTTTGATATGTTTACATTTTCTATCCTTGGCTCTCCATACTCCAGGGCAATTACACTTTAGGGTACCATTTTTGTTTTCTGTAACAATATATGTTCCTCCTCCACTTGAGCTTTCAAATTTCCACTCTCGTTTTTCAACAGGTGTAACTATTTCTACTTTAGATTCTTTTTGAATTTGTTGTTCTGTTTGTATTTCCACTATATCCTCCAATGTGGTTTGTGGATGGCATTCTATACCTACTGGGTATATCATTGTTTTGTCGATGAATCGAATGATTGTTTTGGGGAGGATATTGTGTTTGGCTACTTTGTATTTAAAGCGCTTACAGCCCGAGTGCACAATACCATCGCGTTGTGGATATATTTTAGCTTCTTCTGCGGTAACAATCGTTGTTTCTACGCGCCCGTCTTCAAATTCTAAATGTAGTTCAAATAACATAACCTTTTTATTTGCTTGAATATACGAAAGAAGAATATAGAAGCCTATTCCCTTTTTAAGAGATTACTAGAGAGTACATTCCTGTTCCTCTTAAACGATAAGTAGTTCCTGTTACAGCTGGTGTTGGAGCAAAGGTAAAAGTAGAAGATCCAGGTTGCACTACAACAGAGGCAATATATGATGAGGTTATCAAGTTCATAGATTCGGATACACTATATGTTCCTTTAAAGTTTGTTGGAGCAGTCGCGTCATAGAAACCTTGATCATTTCTTACAGTCTCCATTGTGAAATAAGAGGAAGCGGATGGGTTTGTAAAGGTAAATGTTTTTGTACCTGCTAGATTTTCTCCTATTGAGCCGGTTCCATATAACTGTTGGTAAGTGTAAGTTGCCATTAATCTCTAAAATTGTTATAAAATATTGTGAATGATCCTTTAAATACCATCATACATATTAAAGCTATAATCCATCCACAAATAAGAGCAATAGCTCCAAATAGAAATAGGGTACGAATCATTTTAAATAAATGCCATCCTTCTGTAAAGCCAACTAGTAAAGTAGAGGATAAAAAGAAACGTTCACCTTGGTTTCTGTCTCCATTTTTCCATTTGTTCCCTCCGGAAACAACAGGGTTCCAAAAGTTTGGGTTTGTATTTTTAAATATACTTTCCTCAAAACTGTGAGCTAAAGCATCCATTCCGGCTTCAGCTAAACCAGCTATAGTTAAAAACAATATAATCAAAAATACTCCAAGAAACATATCAAAAATATTTTTTGTTTAAAATATACCAAACCAAAGAACCAATAAACCCTCCATAAGTAGCAACACCAGCTCCAATTCTAGGATACCAATCATCCAAATACCCACTGTCAAGCCATTCAGGGTAAAGAAAAATTCCAACATATCCTAATCCAACTACGGGAATTAAATGAAATATATGTTTGAGGATTTTTGTCATTTTTTCTTCTTTTTTTCTTCTAGTTCATTTAAATATTTTATTGCCTTTACAATTTCAGCACATTTTTCATATAGTTCATGTGCTTCATATTTAGGTAAATTCGTTTCCAACACGTATACAAAATCTTGTCTATCCACGGTCACATCCAATATCATCTCTTCTTCCTCTAAAAAGACAGATAGAGCGGGGATATGGCGTTTTCTCCCTTTAAGGTTTTTCAAGATGGTTTCTACAAGAGCTTGGGCAATTCGAATATCACCTTTCTCGACCATATTCTCAAATTCCTCACTGTTGTTAACTGAAAATTCTTCCATTTTTGTCATACTAAAATAATTTTAAAAACCCCGGGTCTATATCTTTTCCCTTTAGTTGTTGTAACTTCTCATCATTTTTCAAGATCTTGTCTGCTAAACGTTCCAAATGTTTGGATTTTTGTTTTTCATAGTCTTTAACGATCTTGTTATGTTTTTTGTTTTTCATTTCAATGATAAATATTGAAAATCTACTTATAAGATACTAGTGAATATGGATCGTCACTATCATCTTTATCTTGCAATCCAAGCTCGCGTAACATTTTCATTTGATAGTCATCTAGTTTCATTTTTTCCTCCTCTAATTTCATTGTAACTGAACCATGACCTTCAAGTTTTTTAATTTCATTTTCAGTAAATACTTGACCATAGAATAGGAAATAGCAATTATAGCAAAGGAGTTGAACATTGTTTAATCCGTAGTGTTTTGTGTTTCCATCTTTAAAATGCATTATGAGAGGCATCTTATAGTCAGTTACTCGCCTTTCTCTAAAATCACAGTTACTACAGCATTCCTCTATCAAACCAGCTTCAACCATCCTATATTTTAGTTTTTCAGAGCTCCAATGCGAGGCATCTACTCTACCTTCAACAATATCTAGAATGGCTGGTTCTTTTTTATGGAAATTGGATTGTGTAATAAATTTTGGGATGCCTTTACCACTTTGGTTTTTGTGTATCTCAAACAAACTTAAACCCGTTTCCTCATCTGTGTAAAATTTCATCCAAGGTTTCAAATGCTGGTAGGAACAGTTCAGGTAGCGAGCTGCAGCCTTAACAGATTTTGTTTTTTCCATTGCACTCAAAATCTCAGGTTTGCTTAAGTCTCTTCTTTTAGGCATTATTCTTCGTCGGGGATATCGTTAATGTTGAGTTTGGATGGTTCTTCATCGTGTTCCTCTATTTTATCAAATCTTGCTTTTTGTTGAGATTTCAAATATTTTTCATATTGGTCATCCTCTAAAAACATCACTTCATTACATGTATGGTCTTTTTCTCCTAATGTAACAATAATTCCCTTTTTAGCTCCTGTTGTAGAACAATCAACACATGTTCTAGTTCCAGGTAGTGCTTTTAGGCGTAGTGGATTAATCTCATCTTGACAGTGGATACATTTCATAACTTTTATTTTAATTTATTTAGGTAAGTGTATAATTGGTTTGTATTTGTTATAATGGTACCTTTTCCATTTTCATCTATCATATTGTATGCTTTCCCTTCCAATAATTTTCTTTCCCCACACCACCATAAAATGATTCCTCCTTTTAAAGGGCCATATGCTTTTACAATTAGGTTTTCTATTAGCTGGAAGTATGGGTCTTCATATCTTATCATATCAACTCCCAAATCCAATAGGGCCTGTGAGCGATCATCCAATGTTGTAAGTGTATCAACCATAACCATAAAGAATTTTTTATCGCGTTTGGTAACGGATTTTTTATTTTCACTTACACTTACACCTTTCCCAGCAAATTCTTCTAGATTTTTGATATATATGTCCATAATCATGTTTTAGATTTCTTTGATTTCAAATATTTGAAGGAATTCTTTTTGATCCAATTGTTTAATTTGAGATATTAAATGGATAGCTTCTTGGAGATTGCTTGCTTTTATTTTTCCTTGTGGTTCTCTTTTAGAATCAAATTTGCTATAATAAATATAAACTTTCATAACTTTTAATTTTCTTCAATATACAAAAAATATTTTTAAAAGACAAGTCTTTTATATAAATTTTAAATTTGTTAAAGGATCATGTTTGATATGAGTTCCCCACTTATATTTAGCATACATATGACCGTTTTGCTCTGCTTGTTGTCTTTTTTCCCCATTTGTGGAGGCAGAGGCAAAATGATAGAAGTGGCAATTCCATGTTCGAATCATTTTAAGTCCACTCAATTGACATTTCAAAAAGAAATCCCAGTCAGCAACCATACCCATCTGGTAGTTCTCATCCCATCCTCCTACTTTCAAGTAATCTATTTTAGACATAAAGATAGGTAAAGTAGAGCCACATTCCTCCACTTTACCACCAGAGGCGTAGTGGTATTCAAATAATCTAAATTTTTCCAAGTCAAATGTTTGTGGTTCTGTTCCAAGATCCTCTATGATGAATTGCTTGAACATTGAAGGGTAAGGCTCTATTTGATTAGGTGATATTACTGCTCCTTCTTGCCAATCATCCTCTAATGTTGTATCCCAAAAGCGAGGAAACACATTATCGTCATTCACTATTAATATTTTCTCGTGTTGAGCGTTGTATACACCCAAATTTGTTCCCCTACATAAGCCAACATTTTCCTCTAAATTTAGAATGTCTATATGTTCAGAATATTTTTCAAGTACTTCTTTGTTTATGTCATAAAAACCATCCACAACAACAATAATTTGGTTTTTGTTCTGTTGACCCTCAATTGCTGAACGTAAACACAAATCTAGCATTTCTGGTGATTTGTAAGTTGGTATAATTACAGATATCATATTTTACCCCAGTTTATGGTTGGTGAAAGCATATTCCCTTCTACGTGTGTTGAATATCCAGGAACACAAGATATTAAGTTGGATCCAATGCTCCAAAGGTGAGTAAATTTATCGTGGTCTTTTGTCCATTTTTCAACTAAATCGCAATATTGAACATGGATATCAAAATGTTGTTTTAACGTTTTAAATTTACAAGCATATGTGTTTGTGGTTGAGGGTGTTGTACGCCAATGAATTGTAGGGGTTGCTATGATTTTGGATTGTAGAGATTCATACATTGGGAGATAGTATTTGTCTGGGTGGTCATATAGGGTGTAGTAATCTGCTCCTATATATTCAAATCCTTCAAGTAAAATATCTACCCATCCGGGTTTATGTAGGTAATCGTCTTCTAGAAAATATATAATATCTTCATCACTATTGTTTTGCTCTATAACATAGTTTAAAAGGTTTAAGAATGATTGAGCATCGTTTCCTCCTTTTACAGATACTTTATTTACGTTTTTACCATTTAGAAAATGTTCTTCAATACTACCATTCCCCGAGTCATGGAATGCTGTATATTCTACTCTGTTATCTAGAGTTGAGATAAGCGAGTCAAATATTTTTTCCCTGTCAAACCAATCGGGGCGTGGTTTGTTGTGTGAGTTTGAGGAGAAATTACAGTGACGTTGAAATACTCGTATCATAAATTAAAATATTTAAAAATTTTTTCAAAGGTTAATTTTACATCAGTTTGTTGTTGAGTTTCTAGATTTTGTAGGTGATCAATTAATAGATGCCTAGTTGAATTAGCATATTCTAAATCATCCATCCCATAAGCTATCCCATATTTAAAAGCAGGTTGTGTTTGAACGATTGTTTCCTTTGAAACATCTTTATAAGGTACAATTATACTTTCACACCCACACTGAGCTGCTAAAACATTTAAATAAGTTTCAGTATCATAACTATAAAATCTTTTACAAGTATTAAATAAATTTATTAAATTTTCATCAGAAGTGTTATATTGGATTTCTATTGAATTTGGGGGGTGAATTGGTTGGAGGGAATTTTTTTCGTTTGATTTTTTTCTGTAGGTAAAGCAAGCATCTATTTTTCGTTCTAGTCCGTAATCTTTAAAAGTATCTAGTTTAGGATCTATTATATGTAAGTAATTTGGTTCCCTTAACCCATCATAAAAATGTTCATGGAAATACAACCAATAATCATTTTCACTCCAAGTAACAATATTGTTATCGTATTGTGGAAGGTGGTGGTGGTTTAAAATATATCTAACTATGTTTTCCCCCCCAAAAGGATTACCAGGTTCAATTTCGGGATATATTACTATATCAGTTTCTGGGTTTATAGAGTCTGCTATTTTAGTTGAGTAATTTTCATTTAAAATGAAGTAATCTATAGGACCGTTTAATTTTAAAGTAGGGTATAAACTAGCATCATATCCTAAATTATTCAACATATGACACAGTTTATGAAGTACTATAACCCCACCAATGGAAGGGGAATATGAAGGTGCGGCTATTATTATTTTATTCATTTTATTTTTTAGCGGGAGTACCAACATAAACCCCAGATTCTACAATATCTTTTACTACTCCAGCATTTAAGCCAATAGTAGATAAATTATGTATAGATATTTTTTGTTTAATGGATGCATTAGTTCCTATATAAACGCAATCATGTATTCTACAGTTACCTGATATTTTAGCTCCAGGAGCTGTAGTGAAATAGTCTCCTATTTCACAATCATGGCCTATAGTGGTTTGAAGGTTCAGATGTGCATGATCTCCAACAACAATATTTGTTGTTAAAATACACCCAACACATACAATACTACCTTTTCCAATTTGTACATCATTTCCCAAAATTTGAGCGGATTGATGTATAAAAGTAAAGTATTGAGTTTCTTTAGGTAAACGTTGAACCATATTAAACCTATCTTTAGGGTCACCAATTGCAACTAAAGCTTCATGTCTTGTTGGATCAAATTCAGATAGAGGGAATATATGCTCACTATTTTCTTTCCAATACTGGTCATCTATAAAGCATTTCATGATGGGATTTCCCATATGAGCCTTTATTTCTCTAGCAAACCCACCTGCTCCTATTAATACTTTTTCCATTATCTGTTTGATTTAGTGTAAATTTCAAATTTAGATAAGTCTGGGTAGGGAAGCTCAAGGTCTTCATTGTGTTTTGGTTTCCCATTCATATCATAGAATTGGTTCATAAGCAACAATCCACGAGCAGCTAATTCAGGCATCATGTAAAAATTCCACCCTAACATGTCTAAATTGTCATCGTGGTAAGAACATTCACGTCTACCACTATACCTTGCTCGTTTAAACCAAAGATATGCTTCGTGACTATCGGTTAAAATAGCTCCACCTTTAGATAGCTTAAAATGTTTGTATGGACCCGTAAATGAAACACACATATGAGTTCCTGGTTTGTACATATTTGAAGTGAAAGATAAAGCAGAGTCCCAAACGTTAGTTGGTTCTAATTGGTAGGCACCCTTAATTGTTTTACCTTTAACTTCTCTAAATTTTACTTTAGCTCCGGCGTGTATGATTTCGCATGGTACTGAAGGATATGTACGGGATGGTATAGTGATTTCTGTCCCATTAACTTTCTCATACATTAATGCTAGAAACAGAGCATTTGATTGGTTATCCACTGTTACAACATATGGTGCTCCTGTATAGTCAGATAAACGTTTTTCAAATTCATTTGTTATATCATATACATTTTTCATATTTCTATTACTTGTTGGTTTGGGTATTGGAAATGGCATATTCCCTCTACCATTATATTTTTATGACTACAATCTTGTATATTGTATTTTTTTACTATTTGAAGTAAAGATACATATTTTTCTTGAGGGATCAAATGATATTTTGAAAGATTGTTTCTTTCTACACATTGTTTTAAAAAAGATTCACATGACCATCCTTCAATATATTCCCAAATTTTCCCACTATAATTTGAAATATTTTGAATATATTCATATGTTTCATCCATATATGTTTTATCACTAATATAATCGCATTTGGGGATGTTTAGAAAATAAAAGTTTCCTTGAGGGTAAAAATCTTCATCAATTATCCTTTTAAAATCAAAATCATATTGTACCATCCCACCATAACCAATCCCATTCAAATAATAAAAATCAGCTTCCTCTACTTGCTTATCTAAAATAGATTTTTGAATGATTACATCATTTGATACTTTACAAAGCCATTCTTCATTATTCTCTTTACACCAATCAAAAATTAAATTTTCTAAATCAATATACCCATGGTTATGTCCTCTATTTACTTTAGAATCTAAAATAACACAATTTGGGAAATATTTTTTCCACATTTGAGTATTTTCTTTTTGAAGGGGAGAACTATAGTTAGTAGATACTATAACTTGCTTAAATTCTTTTAAAACTGGGAGGTTATAAAGGATATATTGTTCTAAGAGATCTATATCATCTTGGGATGAAATATATCCCATACCCCCATAAATTGATTTGTTTATTAGTTCTTTTAAAACCATTTTATTTCTTTTTACCCCAAAACATTAAGTCACAGTGGTTGGTTTCTATTGAAAATTCATATGAATCGAAGATTCCATCAATATCACAAAATTCTCTAATATCTTCTTCTGTTACATTTTTATAGTATTCATTATCCCAATCTTCCCTTTCAACGTTTGGCATTGTTTTCCAATTATCTATTAGGTTTCCTTGAGATGTTTTCCCTTTTGCTTTATCGATAGCATCTTGTGTTGCAGTCCCATGCACAGGTCTTCCAGTTGTAGCGCAAGTCCATATAAAATAACCACCAGATTTTAACATACGAATAGCATTCATAATACTTTCTTTATAGAATGGATTATGTTCCCAACATTCACATGATATAATAGTGTCAAACGTTCCATCAGGAGCATCATATTCATTTGCGGGACAAGCAACATCTACCCCAGGTCCTGGGAGCAAATCTAGTCCTATAAAGTCACAGTTATCAAACCATGGTTTTTCATTTCCATTAACATCGAATGAACCAATATCCAATACTTTACAATTTTGAAATGAATTTGGAAATTGATTTTTCATCCTATCTAAATAATCTCGTTGTTCTTTATGTGCCATAGTTGTTTAAATTTCGTTATATAACTGGTTTTGTTTTTCTTGTTTCTCTATGGTTTTAGGGTGGTATAGGGCTAGTTCCTCCATTTCTGGCAGGTCTGTTATAGTTTTAAAACCAATTAAAGTTTCATGTACTTTATTTTCCCACTTGATTTCGGGGGTGTTTTTGTAGATGCGCATTTGCCTATCAGGCCAATTAATCCAACCATTTCCATTTACTCTCCAACCCCATACTCGAATATGTTCTTCTGTAATACCTTTTACAGTATTAACTCTAGGAACTCTATAAACGTCAATATCTGGGTTTAGCTCTAGTATGCTAGGTAGATTTTCAACTAGGTATTGGTTGGGGATTTCATCGGCATCAATGTTTACTATATAATCTCCACTACACAGCCTTTATGCCAGGCAAATTCTCCATTAATTGAATGGGTCCTTAAAAAGGTTTCCACTTCCGAATCACCATTTGCTTCATCATATAGTATTACAATATTGTCTTGTGAACGTTTGTGTTGAAGCAAAAAGTGCACTAAACGTTGAATTTCTACAAATTCTCGACATACTGTAATTGCGTATGTTATTTTCATATAAATATTGGGTTACTCAGGTAATACTCCAATATACGAAAGAGCTTCTATATAATCACGCTCTTCAAAAACTTTCATATTTACCATATCCATCTTGTGAGTTTGGGTTTTACCCATTACTTCTTTTCTTTCTCCCTCAGGTACCTCAATTGCTTTTACAGCACCCCATCCCCAACTTGAAGCATTTGGACCATATGCAAACACCATACCTTGTTCAGGGATGTTGATTGTGTTTGGGAGCCATACAAGATTTGTTTCTGAATCTTTCCAAGCTAGTTCCTTGTATAGTTCTGGGATGTCTTGCATTTGGGTTTCATAAAATTCTTCTCCTTCTTTCATAAAGGTATTTGTCCAAAACCCACAAGACAAGCTCAAATATGTTGCTATTTCAGGGTTAATTTGAGTTTTGTAGCAGAGGTCTCCTCCACTTTTAGGGCAATTGATTATTTCTTCTGTTGATATCATGGTGTTTATTTTTTTCTTATTATAAATTCATTTGATCTTTTTTCTATATCAAATTGTTCTTTACTTACAAATTTATCAACTATTTTAGAAAATACTTTCATTCTTAAATTCCCATAACTGTCTTTGGAATATGCTTTAAAATACAATATAGGATATTGATTTTTTTCTATAAAAGGTAATATTTCATCTTTGCATATTTTGGAAACAGTATCTAAATAGTTTTTCCCTTTTAATTCTTTCTGCTTAGCAAACCCATCATCCTTTTCAGGAAAGTAAAAATCTAAGATCCAATAGTGGTTTTCATCGTATCCACCCTCTTTTAAAGTTACAACAAAATAAGGATCATCTTCATGTTTTATTTTAAACATCATCTCACCACTATCTCTTACAATTTTTTCATAATCGTAACTTAATTCAGGGTTTAGAAATTCTGTAAGTATAGTATTGGCAAAAAAATAATATTCTTGTAATCCTTTATTTTTTAATAGTTTTACATCTTCATGGAATAAGATCTCAATAAGTTTCCATTCGTTAAACTGTTTATCCATTTACCTCTACTTTTTTAAGTTTTGGGAGCTCTATACGATTAAGTTGAGGTAATTTTAACTCTACACGTTTTGGAAAATCAGGTAACTTTTGTGTTAAAATAGTATCTAATTTTTCTTTCATTGTATCAAATGAGAATTTTGTTCTGCTGTGAAATCCTTGCCGTTTAGCATTATCTGTATAGTTTTTATAGTTTTCAAACATATCTTTTAGATAGTGTCCAACATGACCATGATCCACTGAGAACCATTGTGCCTCTTTTAACAGCATACCATTTGCTGCCGCAGGATGAATATTTGTTAGTTGACCGGGAAGAAGGGTAGTAAATTCAGGGTTAAGGTAATCTATATGTCCACTCCAATTTGTTGTGATGATTGGTTTGTTGGTTAAAGAAAATTCAAGTAATGGACGTCCGAACCCTTCTCCCTTAGTCAAGCTAACCATAGCTTTTACTTTTGAATGATTATACAACTCATTCATTTCTGAATCTGTAAATTCACCATGAAGTAAATATATGTTAGGTAGGTTTTTAGAGTTTACGGTTGAGGCAATTGCTTTAATTCGTTTTACAAGCTCATTTCTATCCATATAAGAGGCTCCAACTTGTGTTGTTTTCAAAATCAACGCTGGTTTCTTTGTTTTGTTTTTAAATGTCTCGTAAAATGCTTTGATTAGCAACGTAATATTTTTTCTGTCTTCTCCAATTGGAGTATTTCCAATCCAATGTCCTACAAACAGATAAGCGAAGTCCTCTTTCATATCCTGTAGTTTAAAGTTAGATTTTACAGGTTTGTATACCTCTGTATTTGCTCCCTCAAACAATATCTCACCATCTCGAGTCCATTCAATATTTCCCATTGATTGGTTTGTTTGTTGGTCACGTTTTTCAAACTTTGAATTACGTAAAATATCAATTGTATGATTTGAAGAACCCAAAATCAGATCCATTCGTTGACATCCTTCAACCCACTCAGCAGGGGCAATCGTTGATTCTATACCTGCTGTAATTCCAATGTTGTATTTTCCGATTGGTTGAAATTCATTTGGTACAGTAATTTGACACCAAATTTCTGGTTGGGAAGATAATTGTGGGTTAGGTAAAATGTGGTTCTCCAAGAATTTCCATTCTGGGTTTGTTTCAATGAACCCAAATGGGGTATTTCCCCATCGTTGAGGCAATACTTTTACCTCGTATTTATCTAGCTCAATTATAGCTTTAACTACATCTCGCGAACGTGCTCCGTAACCACTAAAAGTATCTATTGGACACGAAATTACAAATGTTGGTTTACTCATATAACTTGTTTTAATTTTATTTCAGGTATAAATTCGGTTGGTGATTGAACATATTCATATTGCTCGAGTTCTTCCTCATGCAAACATATAAGTTCTGTAGTGTTTTTATTATCTTTTGTAAATGCAAACAATATGATTTCCCCAGGTTTAATTTCTCTTCCCGAAGTATACGCTTTAAGGGTTACTTTCTCAAGTGCCTCTTGTGTAACTATTTTATTTTCTGTAAATTGGTGTAAAAAATGCTCTCTCATATTCTAGTACAATAACTCGTGACACAATTCATCTTCTTCAACTTCATTAACGTTGATGAATTCATATTTTTCTCGTGGAGTCCACGTGTTAAATAATTGATCTATCGCGTTAATTGCTCTTTCTCCCATTCTTCCTCCAGTAAAACCTCCTTCATTTAAGGCAAATTCTCTACCTTTTAAACCAAGTACAGAACGTTCTTCTTTACTCATGTTGTACAATTGTTTGATACAATCTGCTGCATCCTCTGGGTTGCATCTGTCATCCCAAATGTAAGGTGTGGTTGGTGAGCCTTGAATTGAGCGATTTGAAGGGTAAACTGGTAAAGCCCACGCACCGTGTTTTTTATAGTGACCTGTATGGTTTGAAGGTATTTGTGGAGATGGTACAAACCAATTTCCATTTTCATCTCTAAAGCCCATTTGGTCTTGCATTCCACCTGTAACGTTTGCTATGATTGGAGTTCCTGCAAGTATTGCCTCTGTTAGAGATAGGCCCCATCCTTCGTTAGAAGTTAACAAAATTTGAGCATCCGCTATATTGTATAACATGTTTAGTTGAGACGAATCAAGTTTATTTGTTGAAAAATATATTGCGTTTGGATAGTCTTTAAAGAATAGTTTACGTACTGCCTCCAAATCCGTTCCATGCTCCGAAATAACTTCTGTGTGAAGTACAAAAGCACATTTATCTGCTTTTTCTTTCGGTAGTTTATCCAAAAAGTAACGAAACGCAAGCATAGTGTCCGGAATTTGTTTTCTACGAATGTTTCTTGAATTAAAGAACAATACAAAATCTTTTTGTTCTCCCTTAAACAATTGCTTTTTAAAGTCAACTAGCGTTGGATCTGCCTCGTTAAGCGGTTTAAAAATGTTCTCGTTTAGCCCGTGCGGAACATACTCAATCACTTTGTTTTTCGCTTTTTCCCCCAACACTAACTCGTTTATGAGTTTTGTTTGCTTTGAAATCGCTAACAACGCATCACACGACTCGTAAAATCCTTTGTTGTACAATGGTGTTGGTAAATCATCCCAGATGTTCAAATAAATGATAGGGCATGTTTTTCTAATCTCGTTTTCAATGGCAAACAACCAATCAAAATACCTAGGATCCGTAATCAACATGATTGCATCTGGTTTTTCTACTTGCATCATTTGACGAATCAAATCTGCATCTCCATATCCATTAACAGGATATAGTGTAACGGAAGAATCTGTTAAGCCCGAGTTTGTGTTTGTGTCTTGGGACAGGTCAAAGCGTTTTCCTTGATCGGGATGTTGAATTGCTCCCCCTAAATTTACCCAATTGAAATGTTGAGCTGTGTTTATAACTAGCTCACGTGCAACTGTTGCTACTCCCGAATGTACACGAATATCGTCACATATTAGGAGGATTTTTTTACGTTCGTTTTTTGGTAGATAACCGAATTTTTCTTTCATAACTAAAAAATGATTTTTTTAGGGTTTATTTATAACTTATTTTTGTAATATAACTATTTAATCTTCATTTTCCAAGGATAGATCACTATGGTTGTGAACTTTTTTTCTAAAATCCTCATCCGTTAAATACAAATGGATTGCTCGCTCGCTTAATTTTTGGAAACTGAATTTGCGTTTAATGCACTCTACTCTAAAATTTTCAAACAAGTCTTTATCAATTTTGACGCTTGTTAATGTTTGGTTTTTTTCACTCATATACGTTTGGTTTATATTATCGTATATAAATATATTAGTATTAGTGGTAAGTCGCTGAGCAAAGATGAGTTTTGTGAAAAACACACCACTTGCAATTATCGTTTAGTTGTGGTTTGTGCTCTACTTTTTTGTATCCGTTTGTATCAAACACTTCGTTTATAAACTTGTTTATTGATTCTGTTGCTTTTTTTATTTTGATTTTACCTGTTGCCGGTTTGAAAATTTGTATTCGTTTGATAACATAGTCTTCACTTTCGTATAACTTTCGTTTTACAATAAAGAATTCTACATCAATGTTTTCTTCGGGGAAATTGTATAGTTCGGAAAAATATTTTTTGTATAAAATAAGTTGAAACTGCTTGTTTTCGTCTTTTTTCTGCTTATCGTTCCATCCACTAGTGGATGTCTTCAAATCTATTATTTTGATTCTATTGGTTGGCTCATGATACATTACCACATCTAGATAACCTTGATAAACTATGTTGGGGTAGTTTGAGTTTGGAGATAGTACAATTGGAACTTCACACCCCACTAAATGCCATCCACGTTTGGAGAAATGTTTGCCTTTGTTTTTTGCAAAGTCACGGATGATAGCTTCCCCATCCTCATAGAATTCTCTAAGTTCCTCTGGGGAGGAAAAATGTTGTTTGTTGTTTGATTTGTATTGTTTGGTATATTCTTCACGTAATATGTCTTCGAACATTTCGGATGTGTTGATTTTGTCTTTATGTCCTTCAATGTATTGTAGAGAATATTTTTTGGGACATTCATTGTACATTGAGAGTTGAGAGTATGAAATTGATTTTTCACTTGCCCAATCTATGTCTCGTTTAATTGCATTACGGATGTCTTTTACAATTTGAGGGATAACTTTCTTTTTAGCCATAACTTCAAGATACAAAAACTTTATTGCTTATCCAAGGAAAAAGAAACCCCCATGATAGCGAACGTTGGGGGTTTCGCCGTTACTGTTTGGTAACGGTCCTAAAATATTATTTGATGATGCCAGCTAAACGCTGCATTTTTTTAATTTCCTCTATTTCTGTTCCATCACCCACTACAGCTTCATAGTCCATCATTCCCAATGTTCCTCCAAAGCGAGATAAATCGATTGCGTTTTCTGCTACGCGGTGTAGGTCCATATCATCGTTTGCATCCTCTCTAGCGTATTCTAGGAGACGGATGAATAGAGGAACGTCTAGTTTTATAGTGTCTTTTGGGTTCATAGGTCTTCTCCTGTTTCTTCTCTATATTTAGCTTTAGTAGCTTCAAGAGCTGTTTTAAGATTGGAAAGTGCTTCTTCATAGTTTTTCAAATTACTTTCTGAAAAATTTGATGTGTCTTCGCTTTCAAGATCAGAGATAAGTCGAGCAAGAACCCCAGCATGGTTTTTAGTCATATAGCCTGGTCCTCCTTCTAGTGGGTTTGCTTCTTCTAGTTCTTCTTCTACTTCATTTAATGAAGTACCTTTGGTAAAATGCTCAAATGCAAGTTCGTAATCTGTTTTTTCACGATCGAAAATATTTCCAACCATTCCCATACCAACGAAGTTTTCGTTTAGAGAGGAAAATTTTCTTCTTTTTAAAGAATTTAACCACATTTTTACCCCAACAATAGGTTGATCTTCAGTATGAGTATCAAACCACCCTAATTTTTCATATTCATCAGGATTTTTTGATTTTTTAGAAGTTTTCATTGTTACCTTATCTAAATCTGTGGAGGGAGATATAGTTATAGTAACAGTTGAAATATTTTCACCTGTTTGGGATGAGTTATTATCATATTGGAATGAAAAACTATCTCCCATATCTTTAAAAGTATCAAATGATGAGGCTAAAGTTTTTAAATCCTCAAAAGATGTTCCTTTATCTTCTTCTAATTTTGCTTTATATTCACTTTCTGTGATTACTCCTGAAAGCATTTGCATGCGTAGTGTTTCTTTATTCATTTTAAGTATTTTATTATAAATATTATATATTTTTTGCTTCACGCAACACTTTTAGAGCTTTTTGCATGTACAAAATATCATCAAGTTTTTCCTGGATGGAGTGTTCTAACCATTCCTCTAAAGATAAATCGCCGCGATCCAAATCTGTTCCGTATTTTTGTTTTCCTATAGTGGCTCTATCAACGAATTTGTCTATAATGGAATCTACAATTGAATCTGTAACCTTAATTTCTCTTGTCATTACTTTAATAGTTTATCTGCTTCTTTATCGGTTATTCCCATTTTGTATAGGACTCCTCTCACACCATGTTCACGTAAAAGGTCCATATATTCTTCTGCTTCACCCAAACTACATTCAAAATGTTTAGCTACATAATCTATTGCTTGAAGGTTTTTCTTGCGCTTGCTTACCTTTAAATACTTGAAGAACGTTTTTTGTTTTGGGATCATCTCTCTATAAATTAAATATATTTGCTGTTTGTTATCGTATGGTATAGTTTGGATATAGTTTACAAGTTCAATGTAGCGTATATCCATCGATACGTATCTGTTGATCATGTAAGAGTTCCAACTATCCCACGATTCTTGCGAAATATTTTCAATTGGTGATTTATAGAGGGTGATTTCATTTAACCACCCCCATAAATCTTTTATTTCTTTCTGTTTACTCACAGTGAAATATCTTTGTATTCCTCTCTAATTTCAGGTGGAAGAGAATCTGTTAGAATTTTCTTTGACTCTAGATCGTAAAATACAGGGATTGGAATAAGAGCATCCTCGTCTGCTCCAATTAGAAACTTAGAGATTTTACGAATGATAACTGCTTGTCCAAATAATTTTTCTCCGTTGAATCCTTCAACAGAGGTTGTTTGTTTGAAATCAATGTTTGGTGCTTGTGCTTGCATTTTTAAAAGTTTTACATATCAATAAAGATAAGAAAAAGCCTGCTGGTAGGCAAGCTTTTCTATGAAGGTTTATATGTTCTATCATCAATAACGTTCCTTCCATAGTTAATAGCTTCTTCTTTACTCTTATGATTAACAGATGTAAATAAATGGTCACCCTCAGTAAAATAAGCGGCTACTGACCAAGTACCAAATGGGTCTTGTCTTACTATTATTATAACACCGTCTTTATATTCTTTGTAAATTTCCCCAACACCATCTGTTACCACTATATCGTCCATCCCTATATCTTTAAATCTACCATGGTATAGATCAGCTACATCTTCTTTTTTCTTGGCTGCTTCACGAGCAACTCTTTCATCAAAATCTGGGTCAAAGGCCTCATTTAATTTAGCAGCATATTCACTTTCAGTGATAATACCAGCTAGTTTTTGCATGTAAAGAAATTCTTTGTTCATATCGTTTTATTTTGTTTTATTATAAATATTATGGTTTATTTTTTAGTTACTTTTTCTTTTTTATATTCTATAAAATCATGTATAAAACCTGCTGCCACTATTAAGTTCATTCCAATAGAGGCTAATATTTCATATATATCTTCATACACATTTGTGCTTAAGTGGATATGTCCTACCATCCAGAAAGGTACGGCTAAGTTTCCAGATACCCACGAAAGAGTATATTTTAGGAAATATTTCACAGTACTTGAGGTTTTTTAGCCTCTATGATTTTAGCTATACAAGAAGCTATATTAATTTCTTTATCGATTCTGAAGTTTGCTTGGTATAGGTGCTCGTTCAATATAATTGCTATCATACCTTCCTTTCCGGGTGCATATTTGGAGCTATATTCAAACAAAGAGCGGTATAGTTCTTCAAAGTCTTTTACTCCACTATCTGCTATAGTTTGTCTAATGGCTTTCCAATCTGGTTTTGATTGGGCTAGCTCTTTCAAAACGGATTTAATGTAGTTGTTTGCTACTAGAACTGTTTTATCCAATTGAATACAATCATCTTTTACAGACATTTGTAAAACGTTTAACATTTTACGCATGTCAGGATAATATTGTACAATTAGTGTTTTAAGATCTTCTGGCTCATATGAAATGTTCAATTGATCAGCTAGTATCCAAGTTAAATGGTTGTAAACGTCTTGTTTAGTTGGTGGTACAATTTTAAGTACCTGACATCTGGATTGTAGTGGGTCAATTATTCGCTCTACAAAGTTACAGGTTAAGATAAAGCGTGTTGAGCGAGAGAATGTCTCTATTACGTTTCGAAGAGCGGCTTGTCCTTGAATGGTGATAAAATCTGCCTCGTCTAGAATTACTACTTTGATGCTTTTCCAAGATGCAGCGCTTGCAAACCCCTTTACTTTCTCTCTAATAGTGTCAATTCCGTTTTCATCGGATGCGTTTAACATGAGATAATCGCAATCTAGGTTTTTAACTATAATTTTGGCTAGAGTTGTTTTTCCCGTTCCTGCCGGAGCATAGAAAAGCATATTTGGTATATCGTTTTGATCAAGAAAACGCTGGATTGTATCTTTAACATGTTGGCTACCAACAAAATGTTCTAGGGTTGTGGGGCGAAATTTTTCATTAAATAAGGTGTTTTCCTTCATAGTTGCAACTTGTTTTTTATAACCTTTTCGTTTAATTCATCTTCCCATAATCTAATAAGAAGTTGATTATTTTCCAAACAGATTTTGTTTTTCTTTAAATCGTTTTTTCTGCTTTTAATTTGAGAAAGGTTTAATTCATGTTCCTCTAAATTTTTTCCATGCCAATAATTTCCATCTATTTCTACTAAAACATCCATATCTGTAAGATAAAAATCAAAGTGATGGTGTTTGAATTTGTAATTTTGGATATAAGGTATTCCCCATTCTTCCAAGTATTGTTTAAATATTCTTTCAGGTTTTGTATTCGTCTTAATTTCAGATAACGTATAATATAATGAATTGGCACAACTTCTACATAAATGTTTATTTGTGGTTTTTTGAATACTATTTAATTGGGTATCACTTAAATTTTTCCGTTTGTGTTTTTTAATATTTCCACAGTTTGAGCAGGTTGAGGTAAATATTCTATCTTGTTTTTCCCCGTATTTGCTAATATGCCATTTTTTTACAGCACAACTATTACATTCTCTATTATTTTTAACTGCTATCCTATATGGGTCTCTTTGTAGGAGAGAAATTTTATTACATGTTGGGCAAGTATATTCAAATGTTTGTTTATTTGAAGATAACATACATGGTTTACATGTATTTCCTTTTCCGAATTTTCCTTTTTTGTTGTTGTAATATTGATCTAAATGTTTTGATTGTTTACAAACATTACATGTTTTGGTTTCCATAGTATAGTTTTATTATACATATTGAAGGTAATCCCTTTTTCGCCAAAGGCATTGACCATTTTGAAAACGCTCTACATATAACGTATTTTCTTTCATAACCGTAATATACAAAAAAAGCTTGCAATTTGCAAGCCTTTTAAGTTAAAATTTTATTCTCCTTGTTTAAACCACCCAATATACCTTAACCTATTTTCAGGCCAATATCTATCCAATGTTGCTTTATCTACTGGGGTGTCAAGCCATTTGTCTCTTAGTTGATAGTCAGTGTATCCACTTTTTGGGTCGCTATGGGAAACATGTACATTCCCATCCCTATCAGTGTTATAATAAGTGTTAGCTAGTTCATAGTATGTTGGGTCTGGTCTTCCACTTCCATTATCTGTTGTTAATGGGAGAAGATTTTTACTGTAGCGTTCTCTTGCTGTTCTATCTTCTGCATCTGATTCTTCTCGGTATGTTCTTACCCAATATTCACTACGAAGTTTGTTGAAGATTTTTGTAACTTTACTTTTTTCTTGTGGGGTCAAAGGACGACCCATTTTATCTTCAATAAAGCTTTTAACTTCGTATTCTCCATGGTATTTGTTTTCTTCAGTAAAAGGATTATCTTTTACATATTGAGCTACTTCAGCGGAAATATCAATTTCTTCTTTTAAGATTTTTTGAATTTCCTCTTTAATGATTTGTTTTAGTTGTTCCTTTTTCATTTCATTTTATTTTATAATTCCTGCTCGTCTTAGCATTTGATATCTTTCAAAATCAAAATCTAAAGATTCTTTCAGTTTTGTTTTAAAGTCAAAAGCTATTGGTTGTAGAGCTGCTCTTTGAGATGCTGTTATACCTGTTACAACTAGTTTGTATTTTCTTTCCTCACCTTCATCAACAGGGGAAATTTCAAATTTTGCATTTGGAACGTCTCCAAGTTTTGCTTGCAATTGTTTACGAAGTTTATCTGCTTGATCAGCTGTGTTTACAGTGGTAGAAAGTGGTGGAACTTCCTCTGCTTTTGGTTTTTCTATAGTTTGTGGTGTTTCTGTATCACCTGCTTCTATGCTGATTACTGTATAGCCTACTCCAGCGTTATCAAATACAGTTTTTAATACTTTTTCAAGGTATGCTTTTGTATTGAATGGATTTTCCATAGAGGAAGGAAATATGATTTTCCCATCTTCTACTTTGTAGTTTACATCCTTTTCCAATTTACCAGCATATTTTTTCAAGTTTGCTGGGGTTTTCATTGGAAAGTAATTTGCTCCGTAACGGCCAACTAGCTCTTTTGGTAAACTTTTTCCAGGGAGAGAAAACAAGTAATCATTTAAACTACCATCGTTTCCTTCTGCTTGCCATTTTTCATAGCCTGCTTCTGCTTCTTTTTCAGTAGCTGTCCATGCTTGGGGTACTCTATTTTTGATGTCTATAAGTTTGAATGCTTTTTCATCTTCCGAGCGAGAATCCCAGTCTTTCCAAGCAGCGCCTGCTTTTTGTGCAGGGATAGAAGGACCAAATGCTTTTGCAATAGCTTTAGGGTCGCGCATATTTTGCGCATATATACCGTAATTTTCAATGTTGTCTAGTGCTTTTAGAGCATCATCTAGTGATTCTGGGTCAATGGCTAGATCATATTTGACACGAAGTTGTTTTTGGTCTCCACCTTCTTCATCTTCTATTTCACGTAGTATATCTGTTAATTTCATACCTATAAATATTAATAGTCTCCGTAAATGTTAAAACGTTTGGGTGGTTCAGGTGGAGCTACTGGGATTTCTTCTGTTTCGATTCGGATAACAAATAGTTCACTGTTTAAAGGTTCCAACCTAAAATGAGCATTTTCACCTGTTTTCTGGAACCATGCCTCTAGGGTTTCAGTTAGGGAGCCATGTTCTTCTGTCTCCCCAACCAAACACCACGTATCACCTTTTCCTTTTACGCGTGTGGCGATCAATTCGTTGTATTCTACTTCTTGTGTTTCCATATTACATCATTCCAGCCATCATTGATGGATCAAAAGCGTTTTCTTTTTTATCTTCTGGTTTATCAATTACAACACACTCTGTTAATAGGATTGTACCTGCAATAGAGGATGCATTTGTAAGCGCTTGTTTAGTTACTTTATGTGGATCTAATATACCAGCTTCTTTCATGTTAACTACTCCACATGTTTTGATATCGTATCCAGCCCATTCGCTATCTGCAACTTTCAAATCGTGTTGTGCAATCATACGAGCATCTGCCTCTGAGTATCCAGCATTTGCTAGGATTTGCTCAAATGGTTTTCCACAAGCATTGTATACTACTTTGTAGCCAAATTTAAAGTCCTCGGATGCATTCTCGTTTGTTATATCTTTTAGCGATTCACGAGCGTTAAGCAATGCAATACCTCCTCCAGGAACAATTCCATCCACTAGGGCTGCTTTTGTAGCTTGTAGAGCATCGTCCACTCGATCTTTCTTTTCTTTCATTTCGGTTTCAGTGTTTCCACCAACATGAACAATTGCTACTCCACCTACAAATTTGGATAAACGTTCTTGCAATTTTTCCATTTCAAATGGAGTATCTGATTTAGCAATTTGTTGCTCAAGTTCCTCTACTCGTTGCTCGATTTTGGTTTCATCTCCTTTACCATCAATAATTGTGGTTTTTTCTTTAGATACTGTAATAGTGCGAGCTTGTCCGAACCATTCCCATTGGAATTTGTCCAATTTCATACCTTTATCTTTGTCAAATACAGTTCCACCTGTTAAAATAGCAATATCTTCCAAAAGCAATTTTCTACGATCACCAAATTCAGGGGCTCTTACAGCACATACTTTTAGAGTACCACGCATTTTATTTACAACCAATGTTGAAAGCGCCTCACCATCAATATCATCACAGATGATCAACAATGATTTGTTTGCTTGTGATACACCTTCCAAAATTGGCAACAAATCTTTTACAGCTGAAAAACGATGGTCTGCTATAAAGACATAAACATCATTTAATGTAGTGGACATTGTAGAGTTGTTTGTTACAAAGTATGGTGATTTGTATCCACGGTCAAATTGCATACCTTCCACTGTTTCAAGGAATGTTTCACCTGTTTTGGATTCTTCAATGTAAACTACACCTTCACGACCTACTTTCTCCATTGCTGTTGAAATCAATTTTCCTACAGTTGGATCATTGTTTGCAGAGATAGTTGCAATTTGCTCAAGTTGCTCTTCAGATGCAATTTTTTCATGCATTTTCTTCAACCCTTGCAATACAACTCCAACTGCACTGTCAATACCACGTTTAATTTCAACCGCATTTGCTCCGTCATTCAAGCGTTGTAAACCTTGTTTAACAATTTCACGTGCCAAAAGAGTGGATGTTGTTGTTCCATCTCCCGCGTTATCTGCTGTTTTGATGGAAGCTTGCTTGATCATGTTGATTCCAAGATCCTCAATTGGATCCTCAAGTGAATTAATTTCTTTTGCAACGGTTACACCATCTTTTGTACTATATACTTGTCCTTCTTTTGTATAGACAACGTTACGTCCGTTTGGTCCCAAGGTTGAAACAACAGCATCTGCTAATTTGTCAATACCTTTTACTAGTTTTTTACGGGCGTCTGCTCCGAATTCGATTTGCTTGCTCATTTTACTCTTCTATTACTTTAGCTAAAACTTGATTTTCTGCTCCAATGAAGTACTCTGTTCCTTCATGCTCTATTTTTGTAAAACCCATTGTAGGTAGTACAACATTGTCTCCTTCTTTTAAAACAGTAGGAATAAATGTCCCTGTTACTGTGTCTTTTCCAGGGCCAACTGCTATAACTGTTCCGTGAACGTTTCTATCTTTTCCCATGTCTGGAACGATAATTGAGCCAAATTGTGTTTCTTCGATTTCAACTGGCTTTACGATAACTGCATCAAATAATGCTTCTAATTTACTCATATTTCGATTGATTTTAATAGATTGTCTAATCCGGTTTTAACTTCTTTCCAAGTTGCAATATATCCTTTGATAGAGGAATATTCACCTTGGTTTTGATAGAATTTTTGTTTTGCAATACTGTTGAGGGCATTTGAAAAGCTACTGTAGTATCCAACAACTTTTTCTTGTTCTTTACCTGTTGCTTCTTTTCCTCCAAATCCACGAGTAGAAACAACTGTTTCCATTACGGTAAAGTTTGTAGCGTCTTTGACAATATAGAAAGGCTCCATTGAAGGATCCTTGATTGTGCAAAGTGTAGATTGTGGATCAACATTTTCGCCTCTAGCGGGACGACCGCGTCGTGTTTTTGTTTCTTGCATAACTATACTTTAAATTTATAACTGTAATATACGAAAACTATTTTAAATAGACAAGCTATTTTTATAAAGAATTTAAATATGATATAACTTCAAATAAAGTATCTCGTATTTCATTTTCCCATCTAGAATCAGGTTCAATATCAGGGAGATAATTAGATGCCATCCATAAATCTACAACACTAGTATATAATCTTTGTAAATCATTTATGGCTTTTGTGGATAATTTATTATTATTTTTAAATTCAACAATTTTAGAATCAACATATTGAATTAAATCTAAAATAGATTTATTATCTTCTTGAAGATTAAACATCATACCCTTCATCTTTCATTGTATTTTTTAAATTATTTAGGGCTTTTCGTACACCTTCAACATAATTTTTATACCATAGTTGGGATTTTTGATATGTATATTCTTCTTCAGTAATTACACCTGCCAATTTTTGCATTTGAAGATATTCTTCGTTTAATTGCTCTTCTTGGTTTTCCATTTTATTATACATATTAAAAAGCTCTGTCTTCTTTTCTTACCATATAATATTCACTGCGAGAATCTCCACTAGTGAATTCTAGTTTCATCAAACCACTAGCGTTCAAATATAATTTACCTTCTTTCAAATCCTTGTTTATATTCAATATGTTTTTAAACTGGTTAGAGTTGAATGGTAGTTTAATGTTGTCTTTTTCTATTTTACCATATAGCTGGTATGTAATTTTGTTGTTGTGGCCATTTTCATCTCCAAATGTAAATAAGCACATTTTGTCTCCGTTCAAATCTATTTCGGTAGAAACTACCATATTGTCGATGTCTCCAAGTGCTGTTTTTGCTTTAACAAGGTTAAGCAAATCTTCCGAGTCAAGGGGAAATGTAGCATCCCATTCCATCTCTGTTACAGTTCCTACTTTGGATATTAAAAGCGGGTCTGCTAAAGCATATGTTAGGTTAAATTTGCTGTCTTGAAAATGTAGTTTGGTTGGTATGCTTTTGTGTTTTTCCAATTCAACAAGTAATTCACCTTGTGTGATGTTGAGCAAGCTCAAGAATTTTTTAGTGTCAAAGATGGCTAGCTCACAATCCTCAATGTCAATGTTTTGACAGGTGATTTTACCTATAACTTCTTTGTTTATAGACATAAAGTCTATTGTGAGTGTTTTGTCTTTGATTATCCACTTGACGGATTCGTTTTCGCCCAAGTAGTATTTGTTGATTGCTGCTTGTAAAACTAATTTATTAACCATGTGTTAAAGATAAGAAAAAGCCTGTCGGTAGACAAGCTTTTCTATAAGATTTATTTATTGATTAACGATAATCATTATAATAAACAGTTTTACCTGCTATATCCATTGATTCTACTTTATTATATGGGTCCCCTTCAGGGAAAAGTTCTAACATATGTTCTTTATCAAAAGAAATATCTATACCTTCTTCTCCATCACCAGCAGTTGCTACTTTTGGATCACCCATAGTTTCAAAGTTAGAAAAAACATCACCTAATTTAGATGTAATTTCATCCATATTCTGATTTAGAAAATCAGCTATATTTCCTTCAGTTTCATTTAATTTTGCTTTGTATTCACTTTCAGTGATTAAACCAGCTAGTTTTTGCATGTGTAAAAATTCTTTGTTCATATCGTTTTGTTTTATTTTATTATATATATTATGAAATATAAGAAAAGTCACTTATACTTCCAAATAAAACCCCCAGCTTGTTTTTGTTTCCCCGAAAGGCACCCTGCTATGTCTCCAGATCCTAGCCATTTTTTTGCTTCTGCCCGGCTGGTCCATTCTTTTATAAAATTACCTTCTAGGTCATGTTGAGTTATAGGTTTATTGTTGCGGGTTTTTCCTCTACTTGAATTGCTTATGTTTTGTTTATGTTGTTCTGTTTTAGGGATACCTTGGAGTTTTATTCCAACTTGAGGTTTCTTTTTGCCTTTATTTCCCTCCCCTATTTTTTTATTTCTAGTGAGATGTGAAGATATTTTAGCTCCAAATTCTTTGGGTCGTTTTATCCCTTTAGGGTAACCATTTGTTCCCATTTTCTTTTGGGATATTTTCCTTGCCCATTCGGGTTTATATTCTCTTTCTAAGGTATATTTTCGAATTTTTCTTTTAGCTTCTTCGGTTTGAAATTCAGGCCCACCCCCACCTTTTTTTCTTAGGTTTACTACTTCGAACCCCCATTGTCTAAATTGTTCTATCCAATATGATTCAATAGGGCCCCAATCTTTACGATCTAAACTATTTATTTCATCTATGTAAATATAAATAATTTGAGAACCGTAAGTTTTGATATGGTCATTCTTCCTTGAATTTTTTGTTTTTCCGATATAAACTTTGTTGGGGTCGCCGTAACAGTTTGTTACAAGGTATATTTTTGTCATATGTATTATCGTATTATTGTCCGATTATACATATTGAAAAATTACAGAAGAGCGCAAGAAATTGCGCTCTTTTTTATGAAAATGCAAAGAATTGTGATCTATAAGGGTTTAAAGAGAGTTCCCATCCAATATCATCATACACAGTTTGAAGTTTGTTACGGATTACACTATCAAATAGTCCATCCCTATCTATATAGGTGTCTATTAACTGAGTGATTTCTGGTGGATCGTTATATCCGTTATAGCCTATAACATCTATTTTGTATGGGTTTGGTTTTAAATATGCTATATACATCTTATCTCCAATTGTAAATTCAGGGTATTTACGTTGGAGGTTTTTAAATTTAAGTAGATCATTATATATAATACTTGCTTTCGTATTGATTGGACATTTCAATTTGAGTTTAGAGAATAATTCACCAGCCATAGGCTTACGCTCAATATACTCGTCTAGTTTTTTCAATCCAGTTGGTTTAAGCAACTTTATCCACTCTATAGTGTGCATTGAATTTTTAAAGTCCATTACAAACTTGTCAATTTCGGTTTTGGATTTACCAAACAGTATACTTTTGATTAGCTCTTCTCCAAAGTTTCTAAAGTATGGAGGGAAATTGGATTTCATGATGTCCAACCCTTTCATCTCTAGTTCCTCGATTTCTACACCTTCTTTGTTTACAATGTAAATAGCGTAACGGCGTTTACCAGCCCAATATGCTTTTTCAGCAATTACTTCCTGCTTTAACACAAAGTGGTGTTTACCAGTCATATTGAACAGATCATGCGTTATACTGTTTAAGTTTGCATTTGCAACATCCTGTAGTTCCTCTGTTAATATCAACAATCGTTTAATTTTTTCTTCACGATCATTGTAGTTTAGATCAGGGTTACGGTGTTTGAGCAGATCTGTAAGTTCCATGTAGAGCGAATCTGTATCTGATGCGATAACAAATTCCTTTGGTTCAATGTTTAATTGGTTGGATATATAGTTGTTTACAAATATGATTGACTCTTTCGTAAGTCTTTGTCCGCTGTTTGTAATAGCGGCAGAACATATTTTAAATCCATCTGTAAAACGCCATGAATTAATAGCGTATGTACCGTACAATGCATTTTGTAAGATTTTAAATGCCATTTGGTACAAATCATATAGTTTGTAGTTTGCCCAATCTTCTGCTTTACCTGCTGTTTTCTTAAGTGCTCTATAGTGCTCTCTTTGATCGAACCAATCCTCTAATACCTCACATGCTATACTTTTTTTATCTGTTCTGAATAAGGCTCCACTAGCTGATATGGTCCAATTGTTTTGTTCAATTAGTTCTATAAGGTTAGAGGTAGCAATGGTAGCATCCTTTAAAACATATCGTTTTTTGTCTAGTTTTTGGATGTGTATTTTTTCTTCCGGATCACGTTTACGTAACTGCTCAAGTGAATTGTATTGTTCATAGTTGTTTTTTGTAACAATTCTACCCATTAAAGTTTCAACACCCAAATTCAATGATTTGATAATTGAAGGATATAGCGAGGTAAAGTCAAGGTCAGATACATCCGAATATAGTCCTGGTTTAGGGTCAAGTAAATATCCTCCAGCGTACGAATCGTATTTACGGACTGTTTTGATGTTGCGCTGTAGATATTTGTTTGATAGGGTTTTAACAACTACTGTTTTATCCTCTATACTGTAGATATGGCCTTCAATTGTTGGGGTTCCTCGTTGTTGTACAACATGATCTCCCACTTCCAATTCTCTAATGGTAGGGTTTGTGGTGGTTGGTTTGTTTGGCGCTACTATACCTTTACGTTTCAAGTATGTTAATATTGCACCTTCATTTAATGCAGTATTATAGTAGATAGATTCGTATGGTGTATGACATAGGTGGGAGATCAAGATAGTCAATTCAATGAATTTTTGTTTTTCCTCTAGCGCCTCTATAATTTCAACATCTCGAATGTTGTATTCAACATATTTGAGTGGGTCTTCTTTAAACAATGTATCTAAATTACCATTGTATTCTATTTTACCTAGTTTAGCATATTTTAAACCAACATCACCCAACTTGTATGATGATTCTTCTTTCATGATATACTTTTTTAACAAAAGCATATAATCTAGGCTGTTAACTAGTCCAATTGAAATTGGAGAGTTCGGGTTATAGATATTTTCATTGATTTTACCCACAGGAGATAAACGAAATACTTCATCCCCCAAACGCTTTTTAATACGGTAGTATAGGTATGGAATATCAAAGAAATCACTGTTGTATCCTACAACAATGGTTGGATCAATTTGTTCCCATTTGTTTAAAAACTTGCGGATAAGATCATCCTCGCTTTTACAAGATACAATTTGCTTACCTTCAACTGTTGTGGTTTGAATGTTTTGCTGTTTATCTAAGATAAAACATATTTTTTCCTTTGCTCTAACATCAATTAAAGCAATAGCGGTTATTTCAGCATTTGCTTCCCTGATGGTGGTTGGTGTAAGAGCACCTAAAATTTCAATCTCAATATCCAGATACACTGTGTTGTGGTATTCTGGCATATCATCTGTTTTGTAGTATAGATCGCGTAGTAAAACTAGTTCACGGTCAATATCTTTCTCTAAGATGTTTGGATTTGTTTTATCATATTTGCCTTGGAAAGGGGAGCATCTTTCTCCAAAGAGCGTTTCACACTCCCCTTCATTGTCTATTTTGTAGAGTGTAGGCCAATATTGAAAGCAATTGATACCTTTTTTATCATCACGTATATAGTAATGGTATTGATCATCGCCAGGTTGGCGGTTATAGTAAATTGCTTGGTACATAACTTTTATTTAAAGTAAAATTACTTTTTGGTTGTCTTTTTAACTACTTTAGTTTCAACTGTTTCTTCCACAGCTGTATCTTCTACAACTACATCTTCTACAATTACTGCATCTTCAATAACCGGTGTTGATTTTTTAGCTACTGGTTGTGGGTTTAATGTTGCTTCTAGTTCGTTAATCAAGTTAGACATTTCTGTAAAACGAATGTTTGGTTGAGACCAATTCAATTGGTGTTTCAATTCTTGGATGATTTCTTGTGCGTTTCTCATATATTATTGGTTTAAAAATTTACTTAAATCTGGTCTAAAGTAGTTGATGTTTTTCATCACTTTTTTGTCAGAGCTTCTATAGACGATATAATATGACCCAACCTTTTCATAGTGACATGGTTCGCCTTGTTCTTTGGATCGTACCTCAACTGTAGTCTGCGCTTCTTCTTCACTTGTACAAGCTTTGCTAAGATTCGAGGCTTGTACTTCTTGATACGCGGGCCATACTTTATCCTTAAGGCCATGTAGCATAGCCCCATTACCAAGCGAGACATAGGTAATGTCACACAAAGCATCAAGAACTTCAACAATGTCCCCTGTTTCACACGCATGTTTATATTCCTCTAATTCTTCCAAAATAAAATTATAGACAAACATCCACTCCTTCTCATCGGGAATGACCGGGTTATAATTATTTGGTTTTCCCATTACTGCATTGAATTCTTCAACTTCTGATATGAATGGTACATAGGTTTGTTTTAGGTCATTAATTTCCTTGTTTAATGTATTCCATTTCTCAATCACATCATCTCCAAATTCAATTTTGGACATCATGGAAAGATCTATTGCTTGGAATTTTAGCAATTCAATTAATTCTTCTTGTTTTTTTTCTAGTTGTGTCATTTTGGTTTTCTATTAAATGGTAATATAATCTTTCGCTTACAAGAGTTTTCCAAACATTTATTCGCTCTTGAGATAAACTGTTTTTCTTTTTAGGGTCTATCAAAATTTGAAGATTCCCTTGCAATTCTGCATTTATTAATGCTAGTATTTCTTCTCTATCCATGGTTTGAAATTTTCAAATAATCTGCAATAGGCTCAGCATTTTTTTCTTCCCATGGGTATACTATCCATTCATCTCCAACTTCCTGTGAGTATACTGTTGGGTTAAAGATGGAAGTATGTGGTTTAAAATGTAAACATGCAAATTTTAGGTTTGGGTGTTTTTTATATATTTCTAAAAATGTGTTTCCACTATCACATATATCATCTACTATTAATGTATTTTGAGATATTTTTTGTACCAATGGTAAATTCAATTTATGTGATAGTATAACAGCGGGAACCAAACCACCTCTAGGTAAACCCATAATGGAGTCTATTTGGAAGTGTTTCATTTTGATTTTAACTGAAAGTAGGTTGGTTAGTCTTTCAATTTCATCCCAATTTAAATATATTTTAGATTTGGTGTCCACCATTGTTAATTTTTAATGAATCAAAAAATTCTTTACGTGCTTGGTTAGTGTCATCTAAAAATACACCAGACGCTTTAGTTGTAATCATTGAAGCACCTTGATGTTTAACACCCCTACATGAAACGCAATTGTGGGTTGCTACTACAGTTACAATTACTCCTCTATTCAATTCACAAATTTTGTTTACAGCATTGTGGATAGCTGAAGTTAATTGTTCTTGTATAGCTCCTCTACGTCCGAATAGCTCTACAATGCGGTTTAGTTTGGATAAGCCAATTACTCTACCTTCTTCTCCAACAACATATCCAATATGAACAACTCCTCCAATTGTTTGGTGGTGGTGGGAGCACATTGAGGTAATTGGAATATTTCTTTCAATTACAATACCATCGTATCCATCCGATGGGAAAGATGTGATTTCGGACATTGCATCGTATCTACCTTTCCATAGATCAAATACATATGCTTTTGCTACACGGCGAGGAGTATCAGATGAGTTTGGGTCATTTCTCCAATCACAACCTAGTGCATCTAAAAATTGTCCATAAGCTTCTTCTGCTTGATCTACCATTTTCCATTTCTCTTGTTCTGTTAATGGGAAACCAGGTGCAACTCCATTTGCAAAACCTATTTGCACACACTCTAAATCGTCGTGCTGTTTTTTACGTTTGTTTTCTGACATATACTTAAATTAATCTTTAATTGTAATTTCTTTTATGTTATATTGGCTCATATATCTTTTAATATACGATTTTCCTATACCAATATCAACTATTTCAAAACCTTCTGGTATAAGAGGTGTATGTTTTCTAGTGGTAATGATTGTGTCTACATTAAAATTTACATAAGTGTTAAGGTAATGTTTTTTACCTGTTGGTTTTTTGTAAACAACGCATGTTACAATTTTTTCAGAAGCAGGTCTACCTGTTCGAACAAATGGTGTTTTAGATGCGATTTTTTTAGAAGGTCTGCCTCTTCCCATAACTTTAATTTTATTGTAATATACGAAGGAGCTTTCGCTCCTCCAAATATTTTAGCGATTATACAAAGAACGTATTTCATCTTTAGTTTTAGCGCCCACTGCTCGCCCAATTTCCATTCCATTTTTAATGACTAAAACTGTTGGCACCGAACGTACATTCCATGTTGTAGCTGTTTGTGGGGAAGCCTCTACATCAATAAATGTGATAGGCATTTCGGATTGTAGCGATTCCATTATAGGTTTAAAGGTTCTGCATGGTTGGCAGTAACCTGCTGAAAAATATAGTACTTGTTTCATTTTGTTATTTTTTTATTGTTTTGTATCATAAATCCATTTTTATGATTTCCTATTACATAATCATCTGCTTTTAAATTTACTTTAATATATTGCATCCATATATTGTTTTTTTGTCCAAGTTTATCAGGTTTATCTTCACCTTCAATAAATAGTTGGGAGGGTTGATATTTTTTGATGAATTCATTTATTACTTGAATAACAGTAGAGATAATTTTAAAAAAATGTTTTAAATCGGTTTTAAATGCTTCTACACTTTGGTTATTGATTGTAAATTCAACTTCATATCCTGTGGAGCCTTCTTTAAATCTATGAAACATGACATTAACATTATTTTGTTGGTCATCTCTAAAATTGGTGAAAATTGTATTTCCTACTCCATTAAATAAAAAATCTTTTTCATATGGTTGAACACGTTGTCCTATTTCTAGAAGTTTTTGTTCACTTTCGTTTAGATTTTGTTTATAATTTTGGTAGGATCTTGCCATTTTATTTTACTATGATATAGTTAATTTTAATATCTCCGAATGTTGTTGTGGTTGTGTAATACATATTTTTATCTTTTACCTCCATCATATGGAACCGCATGTCCTTCCAATATAAGAGTGTTATTAATACTGGGGGTGTTTAGATCTAAGTATAGTTCTCCTAAACATCTTCCATATTTGTCTATTCCAAAGGATATAAGTATAAAATGGTTTTTGTTTATTTCTAATAATTGTTGTAAACGGGTTTTTGCTGCTAAACCTTTTGTTTTTTCTTCTTGGTTAGTAGTACGTGATTCAGGTGTATTGATTCCGTTTAGGCGGATGGTTATTTTTTTCCAAGTATCGAATCCTAAATCTACTGTGGCTAAAACTGTATCGCCATCTATTATTTTTTCTACTTTTGCGTTGTATGTGTACATATCAAACTTCTCTTTTAGTGTCATAAGCAATAATGTGGTCCCTACCAGTCATATTATATCCCTTTTCAGCACACATTTCAAATACAAGTGGATACATTTTAATTAGTTCCTCTCTACTGTCACCCGCAGGCATAATATATGTTTTATGTTTTGGGATGTTCATTTTCAAACGAAAATCTTCAATTTCTTTTAAATTTTCTTCTGTGCTGTCCCATACTGGTTTGTAGTGGAAATCTGTGTGGTATTCTATCATTTGAGCTATGGCTTCATAGTTCAATCGGAGTTTGTTGTGTTGGGATACCATCTTTTCATCTGTGATTGTACCTTGTGGAGTAGGGGTTCCAATAACAGGCACACTATTAGAAAACTTAGGACTAAGAGAGATAAGACCAATAGGATAATCAGTTTCCACAAAATGACTACCTTCAGTTTCAATTGTAATGAGAATATCTCTTTCATGAGCAAAATGGGTTAACTCGTTAACTAAAGCAGGATGCATAGTTGGAGCACCACCTGTTAACATCATTTCCTTAATGTGTGGGTTTTGGTTATATATTTCAATGATGTTATTGAATGTGTATTTACCTTTTTCTGGGTGGATTGAAGTGTAAAAAGAATCACACCACCCTCCTTCGCCAAAATAACACCTGTGGGTACACCCAGTAGTTCTAACTGCGATTGTAGGTCTTCCAAAACGGCTACCTTCAGATTGTACACATCTATATAGTTCTACTATTGGTAGTACTTTGTTATAGTCTTCTATTCTTTTATTCTTCATATATTGAGCTATTGTTATCGTTTTCAAAACATTCTACTTTGATGCATTTGCATCTTCCACCATCTGTTTTAGATAGTACTTCATTAAATTTGTCAAATACAAGTTTTGCACATGACTCTGCTCCCATTTTATCCATAACACGAAGTGCACATAGGCCTTCCATTGCTGCAGATTCAAAGAAATCTAGGTATGGATCATCTTTTTCGATCAACAATGTATGATCCCACATATGGTTCATCCAATCTTTCAAACCATTTCCTTTAGGTGCAGGTTTAAAACCACCATAATCTACAATCCAGTTCATATCATCTAGTTGGTTTTCCTCTAGTGGTTCGTTTGAAGCGAACCATACTTTAAATTTTAAAGCATAGCCATGCAATAGCTCACAGTGTGAGTGAGATGCTCTCCATTGTCTTAGTGCTACTGAATAATTTTCGAATAGTTTTGTTGAAATGTATCTTCCCATGGTTTATTTTATAATTCCTAAATCTTTTAATTGTTCAGGTGTTAATGATTTAATTGGTGCAATACCGCTAATGTCTGGTTTAGGTTCTGCTAAAAACATTTCTTTAGCCGATGTAGGCGCTTTATGTGATTGTATGCGTGATAATGGTTCTTTCTTAAAGAAATAACCTGAGATATCTACATAACGAAGTAGTTCTTTATCACCTTCAATTGTTGTTGTTCCATTTGATGCTTTTAACATCACAATTTTATATCCAAATTTATTGGATAACCATTTGATAAATTTTACGTGTAATCTTTTCATAATTTAATTATTGTGTGTTTCTAATACTTTTGTTACTTCATTTACTACATGTTCCCATGTTACTTCACCATTTTCATCAGCATATTCTACAGGATCTTTACGTCCCAATTTAATAAATGCCTCTACACGTTCAACAGATGAAGCTGATTTATAGTCTGAGTACCATTTTGATGTTTTTTCTGCTTTAGAATAACGTCCTAATATTGATGGGTCTGTTATAATCGTTTTGGTAAATGAATCCCAATGAATTGGTTTATAAGATGTATTTGTTCTTGAATATACTTCATCAAAATCTAAAAATAACTCTTTACATAATACTTCTCCATCTTGTAAAATGGTAAATTTATCTCCTTCAAGATATGGTGTAAAGTAACCTACTTTATCTGCATCCCAATTTCCCATTCTAAAGGCATGGTCATCTGCATCTCTAAATTCTTGTCTGCAATCAGGATAAATTGCATGATCACCTGCATGAATTCCCATTGCAATATCGCATTGCTCACCTGTTTTATTTGCTACTGAAAGTGCAACTGCTTGAACAATAGAGGCAAATATTTTGTTCCGGTTTGGAACAACTGTTGCTTTCATGTTTTCTTCAGCATAGTGTCCTTCAGGAACATCATCTCCACCTGTTACTAAAGCTGAATCTAAAAGATCAACTAATCCATTTAATTGGATTTGACGGTAAGTGATAGGGGAATATTTACCGAAATCATCTCCTCTATGGTTGGTTTCATAAGAATTATCGTTTAAATAAACTACCAACGATTGAGCGCGTTCAAGCTCAACTCGATGCTTTTGTCCATAATCAAATGAAATTGCTGTTACCGTGTCGTATTCTTTAAGACAACGTAACAAAAGTGTGCTGGAATCCATTCCTCCACTCAGGGAAATCACTACATGTTTTTTGTTTTGTTTCATATATAACTGTTTATGTTTATGTGTTTATTGGATGCGATATCTTTGGATATATCAGTGAATATATTTTTCATTTGGTTGTGTAATGCGGGTAAATCATTGTAGTTGATATGGTGTGATGGTTTATAGTAATCGGCTTCAACCATACTAATCAAGTCCTCTAATTGGTCTAGATTGCCTAATGGTTCTCCCCACAATAATTTAATCAAATCACGTTCTTTTAAAGTACCTTTAGAGTAACGTTTTATACTAGCTACCCAACCATTAAATTTTCCTCTCCAATGTGATTGGTTTTTTGAATCTTTATACATTAATATTTTTAGCAATTCCATACTTGTGTTGAGACTAATGTCACGTACTTTATTCATAGCGGTTTTACGGTTGTATGCTAGCTCAAATATACGTGTTTCCATTAATATGTCCAACAGTTTGATCATAGTTTATTTTCGAAAATTGTATTAAATGATTCTTCTAAATAATCCAAAGCTTCATCTATATTTTCAAACAGATAATCTTCTTTTTCTATTGTAAGATCTTCTAAAATTATTCTTTCAAAAGTTTCTTTTACTAAATTTAAAAAATTCTTTGTAAGATCGGGTTGGTGTTTTTTAATATAAGGTAAAGCTTTATCTAATCTTCTACCTAACCACACCAATTCACTTATTTCTTTTTCTGATTTCATCAGCGATATATTTAATGTTTTTAGCTAATTGATCTACTTTTTCTTTAAATTCAGGGTCAATACCTTTTTTTTCTTCTTGTATGCCGGCTAGTTTTTTCATACGTTTTCTTTCTTCGTAATCTCTTCCGGCTTTTTCACATGGTCCCATATTATAGTTTATTTGCTATTTTTTTAATAGTTTCTTCTTCCTCTGCTGTTAAACGCAAACGTGACATTGGCTTTAATAATTTTAAAATCAAATCATGCCATTCTTGGTCTAGTGTATTACTGTTAGGTGGGTATTTCTTTGCCATAATCAAAAAGGTAAATCATCATCACCAAGATTTCCCATCCAATCATGACCTTTAGGTAAATCATCATCTATATCGGATTGAATTTGCCCTGGTAGGGTTTCTAGGAAAGAAGTTGTTTCTTTTAGAAAATACATTTCTAGAAAATCTCTTGGGTATAAAAGAACTTTACCTTTAAATTTTGAATTTGATACTTCACGGGTTTGAGCTTTAATTCCTTGTTTGCTAGCAGCGTCCCATACTTCTTTACCTAATTTTTCACCTGCTGGTTTTCTTAGGTAATCATATAAACTTAAATATTCCATAACTTTTAATTTTGGTTTAATATACAAAAGAAAAATATGGACTCCAAATTAGAGTCCATTTATTTTTCTAAACATTTGAACATTATATTCTACAAGATCTTCATTTACAAACTCCAAACTTATATCTTGATATTTGTTCATGTTAGCTATTGGTTTGGAAGATAAACCCATGTTTGTATATGGCATTTCTCCAATAGCGGCCATTACAGGGTTTGATGTATCAATTGATTCTATACATTTCATCCCATTATATAAACCAAATTCAATAGGAGATGCTGTTCCAAGCAAATGTACTCTATCTGTGTCGGTTAGTATTTTGTCTTTTAGCAATTGTGATATAACTGTAAAACGTCCAATTGCTTTTCCAAGGTCTTTGTTTGGGTGAGGGCACATTTCATTGTAGTATGAAGCACCATATGAATATGCTATCTTTTTATAGCCAAAATCTTTATATGCTTGTGTACATAGAACAGCTTCGTGGTAAGATTTTGCTTGTACTACAGCTACTTTCATTACTCCATCAGGTAGTTCAATTTGAGACCATAGTTTTGCATTTCTAACTGAGGCGTCTTTGTCCTCCCAAACATCAGGTACAATAAATTCATTTGGTTCAAGTTTATTTATCCAATACATTAAACGATCTGTATTATATGCTTGACCTAATTCATGGAGTGAATTATCCATTACAATGTAGCGGGCTACATTTTTTGAGTTAAGAAAGAATGTACTATATTCTTCGTTTTCATCCATCAAATGGGGTAAGAGGTAATCAAAATCATTGAACTCTCGACTTTTCTCTAAAAGACAAAAAGGAACTTCATGTGATATTTTCATTTTTTTCATAACTTTAAATTTTATCGAATATAATAACTAAATTTTGTACCTCCAAATATATCCAACAGAAGTAGCATTTTCTCCTTTTCTTAAAGCATTGTTAATCGCTGTAGGGTTTCCACCAACATTTCGAGCTGCTTCTTCAATGCTGGGGTGTTCTTGGATAAAATTCCCTTGTTTGTCATATTGGAGGACAGGTTTGTTATTGGATGGGATAGGTTTTCCTTTTTTAGATTGGCTTATTTTAAGTTTATTTTCTTCACTTCGTGTTTTACCTTTCCAATGGGAATTTTTTCTTTTACCTACATTCAATTTTCCTTTTTCGCTAATAAGTTTTCTGGTGTTTTCGTTGTGGGCTTCTACCCCACCTCCTCCAGGGTTTGAATTTAAACCTTCACTATATGAGTTATAGAATTCAATCCAGTATTTTTCTCGTTGAGCTAACAAAATTTCAATATCTTCTATCACTTCAAATGTATGGTTTTCAAAACCGTATATTTCAAAGGATTGATTTAATTTTGGTTGTTTTTCAGTTTTACTACTATTCTTGTAATTCATCCATCTAACATGGATATTTTGTGAACATCCTATATAAACTTCTCCTTTTGGGTTTGTAATTTTATAAATTCCACTTTTTTTCATGTTTCCCGTTTATTATACATATGTGGAAGACAATAAAAAATGCGGGAGACAGTAAAATATTTTTACTCTTTTACTACTAGTTCTTCTCCTATCAATGCAAAGTATAGGTTTTGGAGTTCATGAACATGGATTAAATCTTTTAAAGACCAAGTTGGAGGTGAAATTCCTTCCACTGTAATACCCATATGTTTTCTTTCAGGGTTAACAAAAGATTTCATAATGATGATGTTTTTTAATTTGTAAATATCACACCCACTCATATTATAATCTTGTTTAACAAACCCAAATTTTAACAACCATTCTTCTGTTAGTGGGATTGGGTCAATGTCTAAATCTCTACATCCACTATGGATGGTTCCACCCATTATTTTACCTGGGATTTCATAGAAGCAGATGATTTTGCATCCTTTCATTGCGGAGCCATCGTTAAATCCAGTTATTTGGAATTCATTGGTTTTATAGATATCGTATCCTGTCTCCCATCCATCTTCAAAGATTTCGTCTTTTATTTTAACCCAATTTCCAATCCTTAATTCACTTGCTCTCATGACATCAATTATATGCAAAATTTTTCTCTTGGGCAACTACTCTATATTCCATTTTACCATCTTCTGTTTCTTGAAAACGCGTAGCATCATATCCAATCCATTTCATACCCCATTTAGTGGTTCCTGAGTTTGAAATACCTTTAAGGATGTAAACTTGTTGATCTAAAAAATTACAATATTCTTCTTCTACATGGTATGTTTGTCCTTCTTTAACACTTGCTCCACGAGGGAGATTTTTGTCATTGATACAAATTACTTTTTTCATTTCCATTTTATTTTGTGATTTAATACTTTAATAGCATATCCATTTATTTGAGGATATCCTGTGTTATAGTATCCAAACACAATTCCCCAATTTTTATATTTTTTATACAATCTACGAAGCATTTTCATAGAAGTACGCACATTGTATTTTGGTCCCAATGCGTTTGCACAGGAGGTTTGTGCAGGGTTGTATCTCCAATGGAATGGTCCATTATATCCTGTTTCTACTTTAGCTACTCCATAAGCATATCGTTTAGGGATATTGAATGAATCAGCATAGTATTCTATATAATGATACATTTGAATACAAGGAGGATCTGTTGGTGTAACAGGGTGCATATCCCGAAGTGGTTCTTGTGGTGGTGGGGATGGGGGTGGGGTTAAAGATGCTAATAGCAAAAGCCCCACAGATGATCCAAATAAAACTTTTATCTTATTCATTAGTGACAGCATTTTGATAAATACGATTAGTATACATTTTAAATATAGTCATTCCGATTTTATCTGAATAAATGACATATTTTCCTGTTTTTCTATCTAGCATGAGTAATTCGTTGCTTTCGTTTACAGCAATAGAGATTTCATCAGCATCATAAGCATGAGAGTAGGGGTTATCTTGTACATGAGGATTAGTATGAGGAAATCTTTTACCAATAAAGAATCCAATTACTAAAGCTCCTACAATGATAGCATATGTAAATGCTTTTTTAGCAAAGGCCATAACCTTTTCTTTGTTCAAAACTGTTTTCATATAACTTATTTTTAGATTTAATTTAAGATACGGAAGGATTTTTAGGAGGCCTACCTCTCCTTTCAATTTTTTTACCAGAACGTTCAAATGTTTTTAAACAATACATATAAAATTCCTCAGTTGTACCATCAAAGTTTATAACATGTGTTTCATATTCCTGGCTGGTCAGAATAAATTCTCGGGTAAAGTTCTTTTTTAGCTCAGCTAACAGATCAACTTCTATTTTGTTAAAGTCTTCCCATAAACGTTTTCTACGAGCTAAATCAACAGCATGTTTTTCTAGTAAACGTTGAATATCACCTCTATATTCTTCTGCTTTTGCATTGATTTCCATCTCACAAAACAACGCTTGCCAATAATAGTGGGAAAATTCATATTCTTTATTTTGAATACGTTGTAAAAACGTTGCTCCTTTTGGGAGTGGTTTTGTTTTTGAATCAAAACGCCTCCACCATCTAAATTGATTGTAGTTTAGCGGTTGTAATTTTTTGATTTCTTTAAGTACAAGATTGGGATTATTGATTCTATATAACATAACCTTAATTTTAATAAAATATACGAAAAAATTTTTAATGAGCCAACTAATAGTCTATTTGATCTTCATTTTCTTTTTTAAGTTTATTTAATTTTTCTTGAAGTGGTTTAACTGCAGCCTCTGTTCGTTTTCCTATAGCCCCTGATTTTTTGATTCTTTGTATTTCTTTTTCAAGATGTTTTATTTCGTCTTCGTTTTTTGAGGAAGGTTTTGATTCGATTTTTTTTTGTTTTGGTGTGGGTGGTTTTGGAATAATTGGTTCAACTTTTGGTTCCCCATACATACTCATTACTGGTTTTAGGTTAGCGAACGCTTGGTTTGTAGCTATAACAAGTACAATTGCTAATGGATCAAACACAAATATAATTAACAGGATAAATATATTAGCTATTTGTTTTATAGGTTTACCTGTAATTTCGCTTACATATTTTACCGCCCCGAGTTCATTACCCAACTCAGCTTTAGATTGCATATCTAGAATTTGTATTTCAATATTGGTTAAACTATCGTTTAATACCTCTATTTTTTTAGATATTGCATTTTTATTTTCTGTAGCTGTATTTAATTGGGATTCGAATGCTTTTCTATTTCCGTTATTGGCTTTGGTAATGAGTTGGCCTGTTTTTTGATCCACTGTTTGTGTTGTAGTGTTTGAAGATAAAGCGTTTCGTAAATTGGATATATCTTTGTCTAGAGTTTGTTTTTCAACGGTCAACTCATTTTTAATTTCCTCAAAGCGTTTCTTTTTAACCTCTATATTGGCTATTCTTTTATCTCCGATTTCCATTTTGGAAATATTTTCTTGAAAGCCTGTGGTTAATAAACCATAGATACCTAACGAGGTAATAAAGGATAAAACAACAAGCGCAACAGTCAAATATATTTTTAATGTTACGTATGTTTTTTTCCACTGGTCATGTAGGTAGGTTGCAATGGCTATTTTGGATATTTCCAAAAACGAACCCATTACTATAACAGGTATAGCTACACTAGCAAACAATATGGAAAGACCCATTACACTATAATAGGCTGCGGTGAGAGATAAACCAACCGCACAAAACAAGATAAAATATGGTAAAAGTTTTTCTTTCACTGTATTATCTTCCTTGTCCTCGATTTAACTTTTTGTAGTTTTTAGAGGATTTCATTTTTGATGTTTTGGATTTTGCATGAATTCCAGGACGAGAAACCTTAGTTGTTTCCAAAACGTTAGAAGCATTTGCTTTAATTTTTGCCATTTTACATTACAGTTATGTTTTGGGGATTTACAATAAATGATTTTACCCCATCAACGCGTTTAACACTTTTAATTATATCCATAACTTTTTCACGGCTAAATCCTCCAGATTTCATAAATGGATAACCGTCTATTTTTAAATTCAATATTACTCTTAAATTATCATTATTTTGAGAATATCCATCATTTTCATCCATATCAACTGTTGATACAATTGTTACCCCAGTTAATGATCGAATATCTGATAAGATTTCTTGTTGTGGACGAGTAGTGGTATTAGTGATAAGAATACCTTTGACTTTAAATTTGTCAACGTATTCCTCGTTTAATACTTTGGATAGTTCCTCTTTAATTATATGTCTTAAGTTTTCTAATTTCATTATCTATATGATATATATGATGTGGAACCATTCTTTTTTACAGCACGTAAAATTTGTTTACGTTGTCTTCCATTTGATTCGTATGAGACATGTACCCAATCTGGGTTTGAATCGGTTCCAAATTCCCAAATTAGTTGATCAAACTCTAAATTATCTTTAATGTAATTAAATATTTGAGCATTTGTTACGTTTGTTCCATCCATATCGATATCTGCTGCTTCACCTGAGCAGTGTTGGGAAGAAGAAGACCCTCCTACAGCTCTATTAAGGGCTGAAGATCTATAACCTGAGCTTAGGATTATAGAGCGAGAAAAATGTACACGGATTGGTTCTAAAATTTTTTCACAAAGTAATTTTATGTTTGCTAAATGAGCATCCGTTGGCATATTACTTATACCCGCACGTTTTGCTGTTGAGCTTCTGGTAAATTCGGCTAGTTCAAAATGTTCGCTTAATTGCATATGTTCTATTTTGTAAAGTATAAATTTGCTTCTGCTTCTCTACGTCTAACTAAACCTTTTAGAGTTTTACCTCCAGCTTTTACCCATTTCATAAATTCAGCTCTAATGGTTTCGTCATTCGGATTTGCGTTTACTTTTTTAAGTAAAGTAGAAGACTTAAGGTTTGCAGGACCTAAATTATATGCAAAAGAAACCAAAGCATCAAATTGGTTTTGATTAACATCGTCTCTACAATATGAGTCTACGTATTTTTCAAATGACTCTAACATATGACGTAGCAAATCTGTTGCATCCTGCTCAGTAATTGCTTTATCGGCCATAGTTACTTTTTTACCGTTTGGGTAAAATGTAGCACCATATCCAATAGTTGGAACACCCGCTGGGCATTTGTAGGGTTTGCTTTTAAAACCTTCAAATGATTTGATTAGTTCAATTCCTTTTGGACCTGTTGAAGTTATTTTAGACATCTTCCTTAAAGAAATTGGTTAAAAATTTTCCAACTACACCAATTGCAAATAATGTAATTCCAACCCATTTATATCCAGCTAAATCAGCAGGGATACCCATTAAAGCTACACCTAAGAGTGCATCACCTAGTTGTCTCCATTTTTTTGGAGTAGGACTATAGTAATTTTTTTTCATTTTGGTTATGTGTTTTAACATACTCATAACTTTAAAATTTTAGGTTTGTTATACATATTATAGATTGCTTAACCTTCACAAGCTACACAACTGTCATCTCGTTGAATAGCATCTCCTCTTAAAATACTTTCTGAGCGCATGTAGTATAAGGTTTTGATGCCTTCTTTCCAGGCTAGTTTATGCACATCACTTATATATTTGGGTGAATCAGATGGATCAAACGTTAAATTTAACGAGATAGCTTGGTCTACATATTTTTGTCGAATACCATTTTGTCTAACGATTTCGTACGGGTTAATTTCTTTGAATGTTAAGAATATTTCTTTTTCCTCATCTGTTAAGATATAGTCAGGTAATCCCATAACAGAACCTTTATCACGAGCAATTTGTTCCCAAACACTATCAATATTATATCCTTTTGAATCAAGTAGTCTTTCAAGGGTTGGGTTACGCTTAATAAATGTACCTTTTGCTGTTTTCAAATTGTATACATTTGCGGGAATAGGTTCAATTGAGGGTGATACACCACCTGAAATATGAGCATTAGATACAGTAGGAGCTATTGCTAAATGGTGTGTGTGACGTAATCCTGTTCCTTTACACCATTCTGGTTCTCCGTATTCTTTAGCTTGATCACGTGATGCTTTTAGAGTTTCTTTTTCAATGAAATCAAACATCAAACGTGTGTAAGAATTTGCTTGTAAGCCGGCAAATGGGATATTTTTTTCTTGTAAAAATGTATGCCATCCCAATACTCCAATACCAATTGCTCTACCTTTTGTAGCTGAGCGGTATGTATTTTCCATGAAGCGGATATTTTTGGAGCGATCTATAAATTCTTGTAATACACCCTCTAAAAACCAACATGCTAACTCAGGCAATGTCATTCCATTTTCAAATGTATATTCTTTCCATTCATCCCAACGTGCTAAATTCAATGAAGATAAACAGCAAATAAATGAATGTAATTCGTCTGTGTATAGTGCAATTTCAGAACAAATATTTGTCATGGAAACATGTAAATTGTTCTTTTTATATGCTTCTGGGTTATTGTCGTTCACGTTATTTTCAAACATGATATAAGGTTCGCCGGTTTCTAAACGTGTTTTCAATATTTCACCCCATAATTTGATTGATTTTGGATCTTTATTTTCAACTTTGTTCATAAATTCATCATCAACTACAATACATTGATGTAAATTTAAACATTGACGGTTAATATCTCCTTTAGGACGTCGAATCATTAAAAATTCTTCAATGTCTGGGTGTGATATATGTAAGTTAACAGAAGAAGCACCACGTCTAACTGAACCTTGGTTTGTAGCTAAAATAGTTGAATCGTAAATTTTACACCATGGAACTACTCCTTCAGATACTCCATTTCCAGAAATTTCTTTACCTCTACCTCGGATTCGAGATACACCAATTCCAACGCCTCCACCTTGTGAGGACAAACGCATTAGCTCAGCGTTTGTTAGAGCAATTCCCTCAATCGAGTCATCTGTGTCAATTCCAAAACATGAGATAGGCATACCACGTTCTGTTCCCATGTTTGAGAGAACAGGTGAAGCTAAACAGAGCCAATTTTTAACCATCGCCTCGTAAAAGAATGGTTGCAAATCTTTACGTTTTAAACGTTTAGCTGCTGCGCGAGAGACTCGTTTAAATGCTCCATAAACGTCTTCATCAGGTAATAAATAACCTTTAGAGATCATTGATAGAGAAATCTCGTTCATAAATTCTGGGTAGTGTTTGCCTTTAACCCATTTGCTTGTATCTACTTGTATGCTCATTTATTTTGTTTTGCTTTTATTAGTTCAATTAGATTTTCTAAAGTTAATATATTTTCAACTTCTTCATCCTTTATTTCAATATTATATTTAGATTCAATAAGTTGGAGAATCTCAATTTTATATATTATATTTTCTTCTCCCATATGAATATATCTGAGTCTATTAATTCTGCTTTGTTTGTATTTTTAAAGTCAGGGAAATGTTTAGTTAAATAATAATCATAAAGTTTAATCCTAGTATTACCATCAGCCCCATATTCAAATTGTTGGATGTTATGTTTATCTACCCAATATCTAATTAACCCAAAAATAGCAGCTAAAATTCTAGATGAATATGGAGAGTTTAATAATTGAGTTAAATTTAAATTTTCATATTTTTCATCAGAACTACCAAAATTTATAGATGGTCTTTTAGGATTAAATAAAGGAAGAATTGATAAAATATAATATTGATCTTTATATTTTAATTCAACTCTAAAACGTGTAGGAGAATCTCTATCAATTCTGTATTCAATATCTTTAGAACCTAATTCTTCGGGAGAATATATATCAATTATTTCGTTTAATAAGTCTGTTAATTTTATCATAATGATGTTCTATAAATCGCTCCAATCAGCGGTGGATTTTGAATAATCGGTTACTCTATTTGCAAAAAAATCTTGATGTGTTTTACCACTTGTTAAATGTCCGAACCATTCTATTTGTTTTAAGAGGTTTGGATCAATATCATTATAGATAGCTGAATATCCAAGTTCTATTAGTTTTTGGTTTGCTCGTTCTTTGATGAAATTTTTGAGTTGGTCTTTGTTTAGTCCTTCAATATCACCCATTTCAAATGCTCTATCTATAAAGTCAAACTCTAATTTTACAGACAAATCACATGCCTCAAAAATTGCTTGAGTTAGTTCTTTTGTATCTAGTTCTGGGTTTTCCTCTAGTAGTGTCCTATATAACCAACATCCTGCTTTTGAATGTAAAGATTCGTCACGTACAGACCACTCTACAATCTGGCCGGTTCCTTTCATTAAGTTACGCAATTGGAAAGACATTAAGATAGCGAATGATGAGAATAAATTTACACCTTCTGTAAACGCTGAGAATATAGCTAGTGAAAGTGCTTTCTCATGTAGTGTTTCTCCAGGTAGTTCAACTAGGCGATCGATTTTGGCTTTTGCTTCTTCATCTTCCATGAATGCCTCAAAATCATCTAATCCAAGTTCCTCGTTTAAGCGAGCATAAGCCTCAGCATGTATCGATTCAAAATCAGCGAATGCACACGCCATAGCTTTAATTTCGTGTTTAGGAAACCATACTGCCACTTTTGTTGCCCAATAATCGTTTACATACGTTTCTGTTTGAGCGAATGACTTTAAAATGTTTCCAATTAGATTTTTTTCACTTTCGGTTAATTTAAGTTTCCAATCATTCAAATCAGATGATAAAGGTACCTCGTCTGCTAGCCAATGAGCTCTGTGTTGGTCTTTGTAAAATTCAAATGCAATTTGGTATTCAAATGGTTTGTAATGTGGGCGTAGTTCTGTAATCATGTGTTTAATTCAAAAAATTTATGAGACAACATTCTTCTATCTAGGTCATCAAAATTGGTATTTTTAGATGGTGATTGCCTAGGTTCATCATCTGGGTCTGGGGTATCTGTAATTTCAAAATGCCCAGTGGAAGTATCAGCATTTAAATAAAAGGTAACTCCATCCATTCCATATCTGTTTTTCATAACGTGAAATCTACCTGTGTTATTTACTTTATCTTCTTTTTTTCTTGAAAGTGATAGGGCAAAGTCTGTAATCATCATTTTGTCGTAACTACCGGCTGCTTTATCACCTTCAATAACATCATCTTTTGATCCTGCACGGTTAACTTGTGATACACTCCATATTGGGAGATTTAATTCACGAGCTAGACCCTTTGTGCTAGTATAAATATCATCTATTTCAAATTTACGATCTGTAGATTTGCGTTTTGATGAAAGAAGATCTACATAATCTATAATGATCAAATCTGGTTGGATTCCTAGCGAGATGATTTTTTTAATATGAGACTCTATTGTATTAATTGTTGCTTTTCCTGTTGGGAATTCTTTAATAATCAATTCACCTTGTAGTTGTGGCATTACTTCTTCTACTTTATCTCGGTTTTCCAATATTTTGTTAACTGGGATGTGGGTAAAGAAAGCATCGTACCGTCTGCCAACATAATCTTCACCTAGTTCAAGAGTGTAATGTAAAACGTTATACCCCATTTGAACAGCATATCCGCCTAAAGCAACAAGTGACCAAGATTTACCACCTCCTGGGTTACCAAATATAAGGCCAAAATCTCCATTTCCAAGTCCACCTTGTAGCATTTCACTAATTTCAGGCCAAGGGGTTGGAACCGTATTTCGATTATCTTCTCTATACCTTGATTCAACATCTTTATTATATTCATGTCCTATATTTTTATCTTGTCCCGCTTTCATTGCATTTTCAATCATCATTTTGATTGAATCATAATCGCCAGCTTTTAATAGATCTACACTACTTAATAGTGCTTTTTTTAGTTGTTGGTTTTTACAGAATGTAGAGAATTCTTCTTGTACATATTCTGTATCTTCTTCACTAGATTTATAAGCTTCTCTAAGTTGTTCTTTAACAGCAACTTGTAAAACCTCATTTGAGATTTTTTTCATCTCTGTTTTTAACACATCCATAGATGGATTGGTGTGATATTTTTCGTAATATCTAAGTATTTCTTTGATTATCCACTTATGAGCATCTTTCCCAAACACATCTGGGTCAAGTATATCGTTAATGTTTACAAGGAATTCCTTGTGGGTTAATAATGAAGAGATTACTTTGGTTTGGAACTGTGGTCCATATTCCTCGATTGAATGTAACGTCATTTGCTTATAACTTTTATTTGTAAATATAATAATCCTTTATTTGGATGTCACTAGATTTTGAAAAATATCTTTAATCCAAAATTCTACATTTCGAATTAAACCACCTAGCTGGTCTTCATTATACATATTAATGAATTCTTTGGCATGGAGTTCAAGTGGGAATGGTTTGATAAATTCAGCAATATATTCTTTATCATCATCAGTCATCATGGGATTGGATAAATCCATGATCTTGTATTTGTTTTCAAGCATTTCTATATCATGTAGTATTCTAGCATAAACTACATGCTCTTCCATTCTTTGTTCACTTAATTCTATTATATCATCAAATGATAGATGTTCAGTAGTTAATTCAGGGAATTTTTTGAAGAGTGTTTTCGCGCCTAACCCTTTAATTCCCGGTAGAGCATCGGAAGCATCCCCAAGAAGTGTTTTCATTAAAATAAAATTGTGAGGATCTAAACCGAATTTTTCTTTGACAACAGACTCCGTGAAAAATTCCTTTTCAATTGGTCTATACACAATTACTTGCTTGCTTACCAACTGTAGGTAGTCTTTATCGCTCGAAACTATAAATACCTTTTCATCTTCTTTTTGAGGTAATACTGAGCTTAAATGGGCTATGATATCGTCTGCCTCTACTCTATCTAGCGAGATAACTTTAACAGGTAGTGTTTGAAGGTATTCTATAATTCGAACAATTTGGGAAACTTTTGCATCATCTTCCTCATCAATATTGTCAAACAATTCATGTTTGGTTACTCGAGTTAAATTACGGTTTGATTTATATTCGGGTATAATATTTTTACGATTGTTTGAGGAACCAACTCCATCAAATACAACTATAATTTGTGTGGGTTGTATCTGACGGGTTAGTGCTCCTAAAGATCTAAAAAAACCACCTAAACCACCAACGTGGGCTCCGTTTGAATTTACTGCGTTGATGATGGAAAAGTTTCGAAAGAATAAATTCAATCCATCAATCAGCATATATCTTTCAGGTTGAGGAGCCTCAACATTGTTCTCTTGGACATTGTCCAAAAGTTTTAATAGATCTTTTTTCATATAACTTTTATTTATTGTAAATCTTCTGGTTCGAACATATCGGAGATATCTCCTTTTTCGTCCCATTCGGAGTTGTCTTCAATGACTTTGTATTCTCCTTTACCTAAAATGTCTGCCCACTCACTAGCGTGTGATTTTTTATACTTGTCTATAGCAGTTGGTGAATCTGGGATAAATCCATGGGCTGTGCTTACAATTGTTCCAGTGGTGGCAACTCCATTGATGTGGTTTTTATCACAAGCAATTTTGGTTCGCAATGCAAATTCTACCTTCTTTTTATCTTTTGTAGCAGATAATTTTGAAGTACCAGCGTTTGTAACATTTCCAAAAGTCAAACACAATGAAGCATCATAGTAAAATGTATCTCCACCTTTGTTTGTCATTTTGGGTTGTGACATTGGAGTTAGAGCAGGAGCAACACCTACTTTATTCACAATAAACAAGGTATTCGTGTATTTTGAGCTTTCCTTACGAGACATTACAATCTGTTGATTAATAAAGTTTCCGAATTGAGTTGCAATGGCTCCTGCGTTCCACATTGGGTTATTTGAGCCCTTTTCAATACTCATATCACATGCAATTGAACCCACTGAATCCCATACAAATAGTAAATCGTATGGTAGATTGCCTTTCTTTTGTTCTGTTAATAGATCAATGATAAAAGTAGCAATATCTTCAATTGAATTTAGAGTACTTCTATCCCTATAGATAAAGAATCCATTTTGATCAATTATTTCACCCGTTGATTCATCTACTACATCTTCGATATCGAATCCCATCATTTTCCAATGGTTCCAATCGTGTTTCATTTCTGTGATTATCAAAACAGGTAATACACCCATTTTTTGAGCATTTACTGCTGTTTCAATAGTCATTGTGGATTTCCCAGTATTACTTTTCCCACGAACCATAGCAATATGGCCCATTGGAATTCCTGGGATAGACAATGCTTCTTGTAATGCTGCTGAGAAGGGGATCCATCTTTGTTCTTTGAATTTAACATTAGAGGATAAACCCTTATTTTCTTTAAATTTGTCTAAACTGAAGGCGGACTGGATTGCTTTTCCAGCCGCCATAGTTAGTGATTTTCTTCCGGCCATAACTTATTTTTAATATTAAAACGGCATATCATCATCTTCATCATCAAACAAAGCATCAAATTTGTCTACTGGTTTTGCTGCTTGTTTTTTGGTAGATAAGCTGTAGTTTGATTTTGGTTCTTCTTGAAGTTCTGCTTCAACATTTAGATCTTCAAATGATTTTTTGAATTTCTCTTGCATATCCAAAATATTAGGTTGATTGTCAAGCCAATATTCAATTTGCGAAGCATCATCTGATAGGGTAGAAGTTTTACGTTTTGGGCGAATAGATGATTTTAAAGCTTGGCGTCCACCAACATCACCCATTACAGCCTCTAGTGTAAAGTCAAATCCTTCATTGATGTCTGTAAAGTCACCATAATCCTCATCTTCAGCTAGTGCTAAAAGTTGCATATATGTTTCTTTACCAAATTCCCATAAACGAACACCTTTGTCTTCTTCACCGCGAACGATAACAGGAGCAAAAATACGCATTTTAGGGTCTAATTTTTTGGCTAATTGCCAATTGGTACGATCATTTGTACCACGTAGTTGCTTTGCAAATTCAACAATTGGATCTTTTTCACCCCAATTCGTTAATGCATAGATTGGAAATTTAGATAAACCATAGTGAAGGTGTACTTCTTTAAATGGGTTATTCTTGTCGAATTTTGATGGAACAATTCGAATTTGATACTTGCCTTCTGCTCTGGGCTTCCACTGTGTTAAGGAATAATCAACCTTTTCTTTCTTTTGCCCGCTTGTTTGTAAGGCGTTGAGTTTGTTTTTAATCAGACTTAAATCCATATAACTTGTTTTTATTAATTACAACTTAAATATAATAACCTTTATTTAATACTCCAAATTAGAGTTCAACTATCCTGAAGATTTTTGTGTTTAATTGCTTGATCTCATTATGTTGAGTTAGCAATATACAATTTTTGTAATGTTGCCAATTTATGGCAAATCTTGTGTCAACTACTCCACCGTTTAAACTTTTGATAAGTTCGTTTAGAGCGTTAATTGTATAAAGGGAGTTTGTTTCTTTTTTTCTATGTACTAGAATAGTATTTTCTGGGATTCCATCAACATTTCCTTGATCAACATTGTAAGTGATAGCATATTCATTATTGCTTTTGACATGCAATACAAACATTTTATTATATAATATATCGTACTTCTTGGTTAACTCAGAAACTAAGGTATCTAACCCCTCAAGTGGTGTAAAAGTACAGAACAGTCTATTATTCATTGAAAAGAGATCAATTGTATCAAAATCATACTGGTGATACATATCGGTAGGGGGTTCCAAAATTGAGTTGTACATAACTGTTTAATTAATATTGTAAGTGTTTCCTTTTTTAAATTTGAC